GAAGATCGACACCGAGATTATCTACGTCACCGGCTCCGGCGCCTCGGCGCCCTGCGTCCGCGGCCGCGAGGGCACGACGCCGGCGATCCACGCTAGCGGCGCGTCGCTGCTCATTCGCCAGGGCGTGCAGGTGCTCAAGACCGCCGACTGGACGCCGAATACGGACATCCAGGACATCGCTATCCCCGGCGACGGCACGGTCGAGCACGTCTTCCGCATGCAGGGGCTGCGGGGCACGCTGACGGCGAACAAGTGGCCCGAGGACGTGCTCTGGATCGCGATGGGTATCCCCATCCAGACAACCGGTATCCCGCCGGACATGCTCTCCCTGATGCACCCGCAGGTGGGCACCTATCCGCAGTGCGAGATGCACGTCAACTTGGTGGCGCTCGACGGCTCGGACATGAACAAGACGGTGACCAAGCGCATCCTGATCTGGATGGCGCAGCTCCAGAACCCCTTCGTGCCGGGCACGGCGGGCAACAACACGCTCCAGGGCACGCCGATCAACTGGTCGGCCAACCCGACGACGGTGGATATCAACGGCCTGCCGATCCCCGGCGCGACGCAGGCGATCCACTACAGCGTCGGCAACGTGAATACCGCGGGCGGCATGATCCCGATGAGCGAGTTCAGCGAGCCGCTCGCCGCGTAACGAGGGGCGCAGATGCACAGCAACGGTCAGGGTTCCCAAAGCCCCGATGCGAGCGCAGGGGCTTTGGGAGCCCGAGCGGCGCCCGAGCTTCGGGCGCCGACCTGGCGCGCGGAGGATTTCACGGCGCTCGCGGAGTACCTCAGTCCGATCTGGATCGACATCTTCGAGGGCGCGCGCCCGCCGATCCTGATCGACCCGCGCGGCTACGACGCGATCGCCTTCCAGGGCGACGTGGCGAATCCGCTGATTGCGACCGCGATAGCCGCGTACGAGGCGCTGACGCAGCGCAATCTGAACCGCGCGCAGGACGTACCTACCCCGCCGATCGTCGACGTGGGGCGCGCCGCGGCCGAAGCGCGCGACCTCCAGGACAAGTTTCTGGCGGCCGTGATCGTCGCACCACCCTACGCCGCGGGAGTGCGTGACGGTCGCCCCCCGGCGGGGCATCTCTGGTACAGCGCCTTCACCGCGGATCAGCGCCGCCGACTGACAGACTTCTTCTACAACGGCGCGGAGGCGCTCAAAAGCGTTCGTCGGGCGCCCGACCCGCATGCACACGCTAAGCGTGATGGCGGAGGAGTATCATCAGCGGCCGAGCAGCATTCTGATCCCGCGAGCGCCGGCCTACCTCCGCTGGTGGCTGGACGAGGCAGCCCTGCATCTAGCGGCACATCGCCGCCAGGCGGAGCGGGAGGCGCTGGAGGCGGGGCGGACCCCGGCGGTCGCCCCGCCGACCCCGCCGGGGCTGCCGGCAGTGGGCACGATTAGCGGGACCGAGGTACGCTGGGCCCAGCCGAACCAGCCGATCCCCTGGGTCGAACAGGGGCCGGATGGTCAGTGGCGCCGCGTGATACGAGAGGGCTAAGCGGTGGCCATCTCAGCAGGAACTATAACCGCCGAAGCATTATTAGATATCTCTCAGGTCAACACGGCGACGAACCAGTTGGCCCAGGAGATCACGCGCGTCAACCAGCTCTTCGGCTCGATCAAGGTGCCCGAGCCGCGGCTGCAAGCGGATAAGCTCACGCAGGACCTGACCCAGGTCAAGGGCGCGCTAGGCGGCGTCGTCACCGAGTTAGGCCAGGTGTCGGGGCTCGCCCCGCAGGCGACCCAGACGCTCCTCGGGATCGGCGGGGCGACCGCCGGGGTCGCGGCGCTCGGCGCGGCGGTCACGGGGCTGATCGCCGGCCTGGCCGCGGCAGCGAAGGTCGCCGCCGATCTGCAATTTCAGGTCGCCGCGGTCAAATCGATCAAGCTGGACCTGGATACCACCGCGGCGACGGCCTCGCTCCGCCAGCTCGCCGCCGAGACCGGCCAGTCCGCCGACTCCCTGGCGAAGGGGCTGTACAACCTCTTCTCCTCGATCAACGTGCCCCAGCAGCAAGCGATCGAGCTGCTGCGCACGTTCGCCCAGGGCGCCGTCGCCGCGCAGACCGACGCCTCGACCTTCGGGACGGCGATCGTCGGCATCCTGAACGCCTATAAGCTCGCGACTACTGACGCCACGCACGTCGCGGACGTGTTCTTTAACACCGTGCGCGATGGCGTCGTCACCGGCCAGCAGCTTGCCGCCGGGCTAGGCCCGATCACCGCCAGCGCGAAGGCCGCCGGCGTCTCCCTCGAAGAGATGGGCGCGCTCATCGTCGGCGTAACGAAGGAAGGCGGCGATGCGGCGCAGAACCTGAACAACCTGAACAATCTCCTGCTCAAGCTGGTCACGAAAGAGACCACGCAGGATTTCAAAGACCTGGGGATTGCCGTCGCCGACGCGAACGGGAAGCTGGCAGCGCCGATCGAGATCCTCGATGCCCTGCGGCGCCGTCTAGAGGGGCTGAGCGAAGCCCAGAAGGCGAACGTCTTACAGCAGCTCTTCCCCGATCTGCAGGCGCGGCAGGCGGCGCAGGTGCTGCTGAACCAGCTCGATACGGTCCGCGAGGCGCTGCGCACGAACCAGGAGCAGGCGGGCAGCACGAGCGACGCCTACAACACGATGGCCGATACCGCCGTCTCCGCGACGAAGCGCTTCGAGCAGTCGGTCACGGCGCTCGCGGGCCAGCTCGGCGATACGCTGCTCCCGACCCTGACCGAGGTCGTCACCGCGCTCAGCGGCTTTGTTACGGGAATGGGCAAGGTCGGGGAGGCGATCGACAAGTTTCTCGCCGATCCGCGGACGCGCGAGGCGGCGCGGCTGATCCAGGCGCTCGGCGGCCAGCCGCTGCCGGGCTCGCCGGCGCCGGCCACCGGCGTCGATCCCGGCACGGGGCAGCTCAAGCCCGCGGAGGGCGTGCCGCAGGGGCCGCTCAAGGTCAGCACCGCAGCCTCCGACGCGGATATCGCCAGGATCGCGAACACCACGAACGTGATCGACGATCTGAACGCGATGATCATCGCGAACGAGAAGGAGACCAGGGACGCCACCCTGGCCAACGCGCTCCTCGCCGAATCCCACGCCGACCTCCAGCGCTCCATCGAGGCGGGCACGAGCGCTCAAGAGGGGCTGACCGAGGCGCAGCAGAAGGCGGCCGCGGCGGCGGCCGCGCAGGCACAACAGATCGAGCTGCAGAAAACCGCGCAAGAACGGCTGGCGGCGGGCCTTGCCGCCGCCATCGGCGTCCAGGTCGACTGGAATGCCGAGCTGGTGAAGGCCCTCGATCCCGTGAAGAACCTCTCGGGCGTCACCAGCGGCGCGCTGGTCGAGGGGATCCTCAAGGCGAAGGAGGCGACCGAGGAGTCCAGCCAGGTCTTCGAGATCCACGACAAGACGATCGCCGCGCAGGTGATCGCGCTCCGTGACGCGGCGGCCAAGAGCACCGACCTGGCCGAGGCGCTGGCGCTCCAGAAGCAGGCCGGCGACCTGGCGGCGGCCGCGCTCGACGCGCAGGCCAAGAGCGCGGCCGCGGCGGCGGCGAGTGCGAGCGCGCTGGCGAAGCCGCTGAATGATCTCGCCAGCGCGGTCTATCCCGCGCTCACGGCGCAGCAGATCGCCAACGTCGAAGCGGTCAAGGCGACAGAAGGCCCGTATGCAGCGATGGCCGAGGCGGCGCGGCAGGCCGGTATCGACCTGGGCCAGTTCGGCGACGTGACGCAGCTTACCCAGCAGCAGCTCAAGCTCATCGTGGACCAGGTCGGCGCGCTGGCCAAGGGCTTCGCGGGCTTCCTGGAGGAGGAGCAGCGGGCGCGGCTCGGCGGGGGAATGACCGCGCTCGCCGAGGCGACCGATAGCGCGACTGCGGCGCAGGCGAAGTTCCTGGCGGCGACCGGGCAGAGCACCGAGGCATACCGTACGCTGCTGACGGCGCTCGGCGCGGGCGGGCTCACCGACCGGCTCGTGCGCGATCTGGAGGCCGGGGGCACCGCGGCGCAGGACGCGCGCGAGCAGATCAGCGCGCTCACGACGTTCGTGCGCCAGAACGGCCAGCTCACCCTCAAGATCGACGTGGACATTCAGAAGACCGAGGACGCGCTCGGCAAGCTCCAGCGCAATTTCCAGGAGGGCCAGGCCGAGCGCGCGCGCGCCGAGGACCAGGCGCAGCGCCAATTTGCGGTGCAGCAGGTCGACGCGCAGCGGACTCGCGACGAGGTGCAGACGGATTTCCGCAACAGCCTGCGCGAGATCGACGCGGCGCGCACGGCGTCGAGCCAGCAGGTCGGGCGCGACATTGCGACCGCGAGCCGCGCGGCGAACGACGCGACTATCCAAACCGATCAGGCGATCCAGGCCGCGATCACGCAGCACGCCGCGGCGATCCGGGATGCACAGCAGCAGTACCGCGACGCCGTCACCAGCGCCCAGCAGACGCTCACGCAGGGGCTGCAGGGCGTCGGCCAGCAGATGGCCGACATCGTCAAGCAGATCGGCGAGGCCGCCGCGCAGGGGCTGCGGGCGCAGGCCCAGGCGATGGAGGCGTTCAACGATCAGCAGCGGCAGCAGGCCAACGCAATCTCGATCCGCCAGCAAAATGCCGCGCTCGACGCCTTCGGGTTTACCGATGCCCAGAGCAAGGAGTCCGCGCGGCGGCTGGCCGAGATCCAGCAGCAGGGGACCGACGCCCTGAACCAGCAGAGCCAGGCTAACCAGCTCAACCAGACGCTCCAGAGCAGCAACCAGCAGCTCCAGAAAGCGACGGAGAAGGCTGCCGACCAAATGAACAAGCTCAACGAGCAGGTCGGCAAGCTGATCGCGACGTACAACCAGCAGGTCGCCCAGGCCGCGAAGGAGCGCGATACCCGCGTGAAGACGGCCGACGACGCGCTGGAGAAGGCGATCCGCGACGGGGCCGCCGCGCAGGGGAAGACGACCCAGCAGTTCGGCGCTGCCCAGGAGAAGGCGATCGAGGACAACGCCGCGCGCCAGAAGAAGCTGGACGAGCAGGAAGCGGCGGCGCGCCAGAAATACTGGGATGCGCTAATCAAGGAGGCCGAGGAGCGCGCGCGCGACCCCAAACAGCAGGGGCGCACAGCGGCGGAAGTGCAGTTCGACGAGCAGGAAGCGCAGCGGCGCCGCGAGCAGGCGAAGGCCGAGCGCGATTTCCAGGAGCAGAAGAAGAACCTCGACGAGCAGCTCGAAAACCTGCGCGCTATCCGCCGGGCGGTGGAGAAGGCCGCCGGCCCGTCGGTGACGCTGGGCCAGACGAACATACTCGAGACCAGCAAAGACATGCTCAGCAAGGCCGCCGACGTGGCGAAAGCGCGGCTGCGCGTATGACCCCCGTTCCCTGGCGCTTTGGCTCCGGCGCGCTCGGCGTGGACGTAACGGTCTACGTCACGGGCGATCCGCAGTGGCAGCGGCCGGCGCGCGCGCGCAAGGCCGACGACCCGAACGGGGGTCCGCCGACGCTGATCACGCGCGGCGATCCGCTCGCCAAGCGCACCCTCCCGATCGTGATGTACGTGCCCTGGGGGGTTGACCTGGAGGCGCGCCTGAACGTGATCCGCAACGCCTACGAGCAGCGCGGTCCCTACGTACTCTATACCCACCGCGAGATCCTCAACGTCATCTTCGATACCAGCCAGGGGCTCGGCGAACAGGATTTCTCGGGGTATTTCATGCTCAGCGCCACGCTGGCGGAGGTCTAGCCGTGCCGGTCTACGGCAGTGTGCGCTACGGCAGCCCTTACTACGGGCCCTGGCAGCTCCCGCCGGGGATGGACGAGACGCGCGCGGTGTTCAGCGGGCCGGCGCCCTGGCTGGGCGCGTTCACCATGCCCTGGCGGGCCGCCACGACGACGGTCTACCAGGTCGAGATCAGCGACTACTCGAACCTGACGGCGCTCCCCAGCGTCGGCGTCGGCTCGCGCCGCGAGGCGCAACTGGTCAACCGCCGCTATCAGCAGGAGACGCTGCGGTTGGTGCTGAACGATCCGGCGGGCTATCTGCCCGGCGGGCCGCTGGCCGGCTACGTGGCGCTGAGCAACGCGCTGCGCGTGGTCTGGACGGTCGAGAGCGCCGGCGGCGGGCCGCTCACCTGGCAGAGCCCGGTCTACGTCAACGATAGCTGCCCGAGCCGCGACGACGACGCGCTGGGCGGCAACCCGCTCACGCATACCGCCGTGGACTGGCTGACGCACGTCTACCGCGCCGAGTACAGCGCCTCCGGCTACATGTCCTGGGGCCGCCTGCAGAGCGACGCGGCCTTTCAGATCGGCCGCGGCATGCCGCCGATCGGCGGGCCGGATACGGTCGCCACCTACATCGCCGCCCAGCTCTGGGACAAGGGCGCGCTGGGGTTGGTGATCGACCCCGCCTGGGCCGGCGTCGACCTGCGCGGCGCGCCCGTGGCACCCACGCCGCCGGCGGACGGTGGCGCGCGCGATATCCCTGAATTACCCGGGGGGCACCCGGGGCTATTCGGTGACGTACCCGTGCTGATCACCAACGCCGGCCAGCCGGCCACCTGGGGCGACCTGTTCGACTACCTGTGGAACTACGAGCCGTTCCGCATCACCTACGACAGCCAGGGACGGCCGGCGCTCCGCCCGGGGCTCCTGCGGCGGGCGGGGCCGTGGGTGGTGAGCCGCGATCCGGCCGTCGGCGGGCTGCTGGCGCTACCCTGGGAGCAGCTCAGCCGCGCGGTGCGCGATGCCAGCTTTACCGCCGTCCACTACCAGATGGTGGCGAACGACCCGACGGGGCAAGATGCCGGCGCGGGGGGCGGGGGGTTCCCCGAGCTACCAGGCAGCCGCAGAATGTTCTCGGGGAGAGGCATCGAGAATCGCTCCGACGCCGTGGGGCTACCCGTGGGCGGATTCCCCATGACCGTCGATTACGGCGGGCTCGCCGTCTCGGCGTCGAGCGTGAACCCGCACCGCCCGGGGGTGACGAAGACGCAGCAGATTACGGACCGACAGCCGGGTACCAGCACCGCGCCGTTCGGTACGGCGAACGCCTACGCCGCCTATCTGCTGGCGACGGAACTCGGCGCCGCGGATACGCTGAGTATCACCGCCGACTCAGCGGTACCCTTTTATGACCTGGGGGACGAGGTCCGAATTGCTGATGGCGCCATCGTCAATGGGTGGTACCGACTCACGGGGGTCTCCCAGCCGCTCGACGAGAGCGTGGGGACGCTCAGCGCGGAGTGGGTCGCGGATGGAGACGGCTAGTGGCGGACATGCCGGACCGCCCCCTCCCGGAGGATGCCAGCGTCGAGGGGCACCGCGCGCGCATCCAGGCGGCGGTGGAGCAATATATTCAGAGTTTGAAAGATTACACGGATGAATTATTCAAAAAATACCGTCCCCAGGCGCGGCCCTGGCTGGGCACCTGCACGGGGCTGAACACCGCGGGCAAGACGGCGACGGTCAATCTCGATCCCTTCCCGCAGGGCGTGGCGCAGCCGGGCACCCGCGCGGCCTGGGGGCGCAAGAGCTGGAGCCCGGCGCAGATCGTCGGCAAACGGGTGCGCGTGTTCATCGACGACGAGACCAAGACGATGTGGATCGACGACGTGCTGGAGTGAGGCGTGGCCGAGCCCGTAGAGAAGCCCGTCACCTACGCCGACCTGGTCGGTGATCCGCCGCGCGCCTTCGATGCGGTCACGACCGCGCTGGTCGTGCCCGAGGTGGCCGACGCGCTGGTGGCGGCGATCGAGGCGGGCGAGACGCCCGTCGAGGCAGCCGGCCCGCTGACGGAGGCCTTCTGGGACGCCTACGACCGCTACTGGCGTCAGAAGTGGGGCGCGCTGCCGTGGGTGCGCCGCGTCCTGCCCGGCGAGGTGCTGGCGATCACGGGCAAGACCTGCACCGTTGCCATCGCGGGCATCGACGAGCCGGTCACGGGCGTGCTCTACGGCCCGAACCGCCCGACGCTACACGACGTGTACCCGGTCCATTTTCCCGTGCAGCTCCCGCCGGAGGGAACGCGGCTGGCGGTCGGGCCGGTGGACGACGGCCCGCCCTGGATCAAGGTGCCCGGCGGGGCGTACTTCTACTACCAGGTGCTCACCGCGGAGGGGGTCGGGCCGGGCGCGAAGCTCACGCCCTCGATCTACCGCCTCTCCTGGCCGCCCGTCGCCGATGAGCGGCCCCAGCTCCTCCTCGTCGGGCGCAACCATCAGCTCCTCGTCGGCGTGGATGGCCTCGGGCAGATCTGGCTCGCCGGGGCCGGACAGACCCTGGAGGCCTACGGCCCGGCGGCGGACCCGACCGCCCCGTGGACCCGGACGGCGAGCGCGGTGCTCGGGGCAGGGGATAACTGGCTCTGGATCGACCCGACGCCCGGCCAGAGCGGTGCGCTCGTCCAGCGAGAGCGCTACACGACCGTCCGGCTCCAGAGTCACAAACATACGACGCTGATCGGCGACCCCCCGGGCCAGATGATCGACTTCGAGACCACCGAGCAGCGGGTGAGCTTCTTTGACTTCGTCGCCCTGGTCGCGGGGGGACGGAGCGACCTGGCCAGCGTCCAGAGCTACGATACGACGACGCAGCGCTGGAGCTGGTCCGCCAGCGAGCCGGGCGGTACCGGCCACGCGGACGGCTACCAGGATACCAGTGGCGGGGATATCTACGCGAACCCCTCGGGCTGCTTCCTCTGGACCTGGCAGGCCGGCGAACTGAGTAGCGCCGCGCCCGGAGCGCTCGCCTTGCGCCTGGGGATGGATGCCAACTCAGAGCACCGTCCGGTCGCGCCATTCGGCCCGCCGCTGGAGGGGCCCTGGTTCGACGGCTACCCGACGCTGGCGCCGCCGCCGCCGCCGCCGCCGAACGTGCCCGCCCTGGCGATCGTGTCGGAGCGGACGGTGCGGCGCATCCCCCAGGGGCTCGCGCCGCGCAACGTGAGTTTGATGGCGGCCGGGCCGGGCGGCAGCGACAGCGTGCGCCTGATCGCGGCCTGGCAGGATGCAGCGGCAGCGCAGACGCCGCTCTGGGGCCAGAGTAGCGACGACGGGAACACCTGGACGCCCTTTCCCGCCGGACTCGGCACCGGGGGCGCCTTTCTCCAACTGCTCGCCTGGGATCGCGAGTTGAGCGCGTTGTTGCTGCGCCTCGGCTTCGCGGATAGCCCAACCTATTACAGCGCCGATGCCGGCCAGTCGTGGACGCCCGTCCCCGCCGGCTGGCAGGCGCGCGACGAGCGCCAGTACCGGCCGGCGGGCTTTATTCGACCGGCGGGATAGGAGGCGGCGATGCCCTGGCCGACGGGCCCCGTCGAGACGCGGGCGCACGAGGTCGACGACGACGGTAGCGGCACCGTGGGTACGATCGTCGAGGCCGCCGACCTCAACTGGGTGTACGACTTGCTGGCGCGGATCGAGATCAAGGTGGGGCCGGATAGCGACCCGGCCGCGACGCCGAGCGTCGAAGGACGGCTCAAAGCGCTGGAGGCGCTTGACCCGCTAACGGACCCCCTGACGACGGCCGGCGACCTGCTGCTACGGAACGCGAGTAACGTAACCGACCGCCTCGGCATCGGCACGGCCGGGCAGGTGCTCACCGTGGTTGGCGGCCTGCCAGCCTGGGCGCCCGGGGCGGCCGGCGCGCTCATTGACCCGACGACCACGCCGGGCGATCTGATCTATCGTGACGGCACCAACGTCACCGCGCGGCTCGGCATCGGGCTGGCGGGGCAAGTGCTCGGGATCAGCAACGGGCTGCCGGCCTGGCTGACGCCGGACTATATCGCCGATCCGCACGGGGCACCGGTCGGGGCCGTCCTGCTCAAGGATGCGACGGCGACCTGGAGCTACCTCGCGCCCGGCACGACGGGGTTCGTCCTCACGGCGAACGGCAGCGGTGCGGTGCCGGCCTGGGCGGCGGTGCCGTCGACCCCGCCGGGCAGCGGCATCATCGCCCCCACCGGGCTGCGCGTCGGCGCGCTCATCCAGTACAACGGCTCGGACTTTCAGACGCTCGTGCCCGGCAGCGCGGGGCAGGTGCTCACCGCGCACGGGGACGACAACGTGACGGGCTCGCTGCTTACCTGGGCCGCCCCGCCCACGGGCATGACGAACCCGATGACGACGCTTGCGGATCTAATCGTCGCGGGGACCGGCGGCGCGCCGGGCCGGCTGGGCATCGGCGCCGCGGGGCAGGTCCTGACGGTGGTCGCCGGCGCGCCGGCCTGGGCGGCGCCGACGGGTGGCGGCGGCGGCTTCGCCGATCCGATGACCACCGCCTACGACCTGATCTACCGCAACGGCAGCAACGTCACGGCGCGCCTCGGGAAGGGGCTCGACGGGCAGGTACTGAGCGTCGATCCGGCGGACCATGCCGTGAAGTGGATGGCGAGCGCCAGCGGCTTTGCCGACCCGATGACCACGCGCGGCGACCTGATCGTGCGCGGGGCCAGCGGGACGACGCGGCTGGGCCTGGGCCCGAGCGGGCAGGTGCTCCAGTCAAACGGGACCGATGCGCTCTGGGGAGTAAGCCCGCAGCCGGGGCACGTCATCTGGGACGAGGGCACGCCGCTGCCGGCGCGGGCGGCGCTGAACTTCGTCGGCCCGTTGGTAACGGTGACCGACGATAGCGGGGCGAACGCCAGCGTGGTAACGCTGATCCCCGATCAACAGACCGCGCTCTGGTATGGGGGGTACTGATGCCGCAAACGCTGATCCACCTCGGGCACGTCGCCCCGAGCAGCAGCGCGGAGGTCGCCGTTGGCGGCGCGGTGCCGGCCAGCCATGTCTGGGAGACGCGCGTCTGGGTGGCGAACAAGACCGGCGCCGCGCTCACCTTTCGGGTGCGCCAGGCGTACGCCGACGCCGCGGCCGTCGATGCCCAGTACCGCGCCTACGACGCCACCCTCGGGGCGAACGACCTGGTTGCCCTGCCGGTCTTCCCGATGCAGCCGACGGATAAGCTCTACTTTGCCGCGAGTGGGGCGGGGCTGATCTGCATCGCCGACGCTCTGGATTGCTCGTGAGCTGGAAGAGCGGCCAGTCGCAGACGCTCGACCGGCTGAAGTACCCGCGCTGGGGCTACCGCGGGCGGCGCGGCGCGCGCGGGCTGCACCTCGCGGACTGCGCGCTCGGCCTGCCGGGCGCCCCACCGCCGGCGACGCTGACGCGCACCCAGTCGGGGATCGTCTTCTACGACGACTTCAGTCGCTCCGACCGCCCGCTCGGCGGCGACAACGGCTGGGTCGACGACGTGGGGACCTGGGCGATCGTCAGCGGCTTCGCCACGAATACCAGCGGCGGGAACTTCGACCGCAACCGCCAGACGGGCATCGCCGCGCGGACCAGCGGCGTCTACGAGGCGCGCTTCCAGGTGCCCGGCGGCCGCTACGCGATGCTCCGCCTGCTCGCCGCCGACGCCAGCAACGACTGGCACCTCGATCTCGACGCCAACAACGGGGACAAGTGGCTGGCCTACCACGCCCTGCCGGGGACGAGCGACGCGCGCGTCGGGACCCTCACCTGTACGATGAACAGCAGCTTTCACACGGCGAAGGCCCGCTATACGGGCACGCGCCAGTTCGTGATCTGGTTCGACCACAGCGCGACGACCGCGCTGGGGACGCTGGCCGTCCCGTTCGCTCCCACGCTCGGCCCGACGGCGGCGGGCTATCCTGGTCTGATGGCCTACGGCGGCGGGAGCGTCCTCTGGGACTGGGTGCTGGTGAGCAGCGACCACCAGATCACGGTGAACGGGCTCACGGGGGCGCAAGCCTGGCGGCTGTTCGACGCGAGCCATACGCTCCTCGCATCGAGCGCGACGCAGAGCGGCGGCAGCGCGGCGATCAGTATCGCGACCCTCGGCGACGGGCTGCTCACGGGCTCGCTGGAGGTCTACACCTCGACGACCTGGGCGGTGTTGCTAGCGAGCTACCCGCCGAGCGGCGTGGCGACCGACCTGTGCGGCGGCGACCAGTTTCTCTACGCCTGAGGAGGCGCGACGATGGATAGCCGCGACCAGTTCGTCATCCAGGTCTTGCACGAGAAGGCGCACGCGCAGCAGCTCGCCGCGGCCTGGTGCGGGCTGGCCTGCGGGCTCCAGACGTTGCTGGAGCAGGCCGGCGCGCCGAGCGGGTTGCCGCCGCTCGGGCCCGAGCTGCCGCTCGGGACGCTGGCGACGCTCGGGCGCCAGCTCGACGCGCGGCTGGCGCCCCCGGCGGCGGCGAACGGGGCGCACCCAGACGCGGGCGACCCGGCGCCCGTGGTATCATAGCGCGCGGGAGGGCCGGCCGATGGCCGTCTGCATCGGGGCGCGCGCGGTCGCCGCGCAGATCGACCGCACGCGCGGCGCGCTCCGCAGCCTCACCGATCAACTGGCCGCGGGGCTCCTCGCCCCGGACCGCTGGGCGGAGGCCAGCGGGCACCTGCTCGCCGGGCTGGAGCAGGCCGCGGCCGCCGAGGCGCTGGCTGCGGAGCCCTACGAGCCCGCGCTGCTCCAGCTCGCTAGCCGCCTCGCCATCGCGCGTACGGGGCTCCCCGGCTACGCGCGCGTGGTGGCCCGTATGGGGCCGGCCGAGCGCGCGGCGGTCCCCTCGCTCCTCGCGCCGCCGCTGCTGCCACCGTTCCAGCCGCTCCCGCCGCCGGGGCCCAGTGGCCCGGCGGGCCGGGATGGGAGTCCGGGGCAGGATGGCGCGGCGGGGAAAGCGGCGACCATCGAGGTCGGGACGACGACGACCGGGCCGCCGGGCAGCGATGCCGCGGTCCGCAACGTTGGCACGCCGCACGCGGCGATTCTCGCGCTGACCCTCCCGCGGGGTGTGGTCGGGCCTGCTGGTCCCCCTGGGCCGCCAGGCAGGATCGGCCCGGCTGGCCTCGCGGGAGGGTCGGCCGTGCGCTGGGCCGGCGCCTGGCGGCCGGACGCCCCCTACGCCGCGGGCGATATCGTCGGCTACGGCGGCGGCGCCTGGGTGGCGCGCCGGCCGACGCGCGGCGAGCCGCCCACCGAGACGCCGAGCGCCTGGGACCTCGTCGCCGCGCCGGGCGAGGTCGGTCCGGTCGGGCCGCGTGGCCCGCGGGGTCTCCCCGGTAAGGACGGCCAGGACGGGCGGGATGGCGCCCCGGGGCGGGACGGACAGGACGGCGCGCCAGGCGCCCGGGGGAGCCGCGGGCCCGCTGGACGCGATGGTGCACCGGGCCCTGTAGGACGTGATGGAGCGCCGGGCGTGGCTGGTCCGCAAGGACCCCGCGGCGAGACGGGCAGCCCGGGCCCGCGAGGCCCAGAGGGCCGGCCCGGCCCCCCCGGTAGCGTCGCCATCGTCGGCGGTGGGGGCGGCGGCGCCGGCGTTCCCGGCCCGCCAGGGCTGGTCTGGCGCGGCGACTGGAGCGCCGCGATACGCTACCAGCCGCCCGATGCCGTCGCCTATAACGGCAGCTCCTACGTGGCGACGGCGATCAGCGAGAACGCGCCGCCCGATCTACACCCCGAGAGCTGGGACCTGCTGGCGCAGGGCGGCGGCGGTGATGGCGGCGGGAGCCCTGGGCCACCGGGACCACCAGGCCCAGCCGGGCCGGCGGGTGCAGCGATGTTATCGGGATCTGGCGTTCCGTCAGATAGTCTGGGCCACGTCGGCGATTCATACGTAGATGTGGATACGGGAAATACGTACCTTAAGTCTTAGGCAGGAGTCGACCGTCGGGACCGATCAGGCGTTCACCGTAATGATGCCGGCTATGACCGCTCTGTGGGAGTGCACGTAGGTGTTCGGGCTCGATACAGCGAGGCGTACGGCAGACAAAATGATCGATATGCCAGCCCTCAGGCAACGCATCGTCGCCATAAGCGAGGCGGTAGGTAATGCGGTGGACGCGCCGCATCCGCCCACGGTATCCGATGACGCCGTAGCCATGCTCGTTCAGTGTGCCATCCCAGATCCAGCAACCAGATGGCTCGCGATGCGAGTAGGCCGCAATCCGTTCCTCCAACGTGCCACGCAGCTTTTGTTGGATCGGTCCTTCCAAGGGGGCCCCACGCCACTGGCGACTGGCGTGAGTCGGACACAACCCATTGATGCGACCGGGAGTAGCGCAGCCCGCCACGAGGCAAGGGACTTTCGTATGCGACCAGGCCCGTACCGGCGCGTCGAGGGGGCGGCCGGCTCGCAGCCGACCGTAATGCAAGGAGCAATACTGGCGACCGCCACGAGGCGCGCGCGTGCAGGTGGGGACCGCGCAATGATGGGGCGTGGTAGACTGCGGAAGCATCCTAACCTCCAACGTTGGGGTGCCGCGGCCCCGGGCGTCTCTAGCGCCGCGGGGCTATTCAGGTATTTACAGTATACCCGAATTCGGCGTCCAGACGGGAGTTTTTGATGGTCTGGACGCTTACGGGTAACATCGCGGGTCCGCCTGGGGCAGATGGGGCCACGGGCCCGGCGGGAAGCCCCGGCGCCCCCGGCCCTACCGGCCCACAGGGCCCCCCGGGCGATCCAGGCGTGGCCTTCGACGACACGACGCTGCCCTCGACCTCGGCGCCCGGTGATGCGGCGGCGGCCGGCGCGGCGGACGGGTTCGCGGCGCGGCGCCAGCACACGCACGGGCGGGAGGCGTTCGGCACGCCCGGCGGCTCCGCACCGGGGGACAGCGCCGCGGCGGGGGCGGCAGCGAGCCTCGCGCGCAGCGACCACCGGCACGGGCGCGAGGCGTTTGGGACGCCCGGTAACTCCGCGGTCGGGGATAGCGCGAGCGCCGGGACGGCGGGGACGCTGGCGCGCAGCGACCACGTCCACGGGCGGGAAGGCTATGGCACGCCCGGCACCGCGGCGTTCGGGGATAGTCCGGCGGCAGGGACGGCGACGACGGATGCGCGCTCGGATCACAAGCACGGGATGCCGGCGAACCCCATGCCGGGCTACGGCAGCCCGGGGAGCAGTGCGGTCGGCGATGCGGCGGCGGACGGCACCGCGACGACGCTGGCGCGCGCCGATCATAAGCACGGGCGCGAAGCCTTCGGGACGCCCGGCACCAGCGCGGTCGGGGATGCCGCCGCGGCGGGTAGCGCGACGACGGTAGCGCGGAGCGACCATAAACACGGGCGCGAGGCGTTCGCCACGCCGGCGCTCGTCTTCGGCACCGCCGCGGCGCCCGGCAGTGCGCCGACGCTGCTGCGATCGGATGCCACGCTGCCGCTCTTCGACGCCACGCTGCCGCCGGCGCTGGCCTACGGCGGCGCGGGCGCCGTCGGGAGCGCGGGCGTCGCCGCGCGGCGCGACCACGCGCACGCGCTGGCGGCGATCGCGCTCGGCGATCTGCCGCGCAGCCCCTACGCGATCGTGGCGAAGAGCGGCGGCGATCAGAGCGTGAACGATTCGGTCTTTACGCCGATTACCTGGAATACGGAGTTTAGCGATACGGATGCGTTCCATGACAATGCGACGAACAATGATCGGATTACGATCCCGACCGGACTCGGGGGGCTGTATCTGTTTACGGCGCTGCTCCAGATCAACAATCTCAGCGCGGTGGGCACCCGCCTGGGGCGGTTCGTGACGGATAGCGGGCTCGTCATTGGGGGCAATGCGGTGGCGCCGTCAGCGTCGGCCTACCCGCGGATGGGCATCGTGGGACTGGCGCGCCTGAACGTGGGGGCCTGGGTCAACGTCGATTTCTATCAAAACAGCGGCGGCGCGATCACCGTCGGTGCGGCAGAGTCGTACTTTGCCTGTGTGCGACTGAGCAGCCAATGACGACGAAACGCTATGACACGCCAGTGCGCCTACCCAAGCTCACGGAGGAGCTAGCCGCGGCATTCCCGGCGTGGACGACGACGAACGCGGCCGGGGAGCGGACGGCGCACTATAGCGTCGAGGGGGACGCGACGTTCGTACAGATCACCTGGCCGGAGGCGACGCCGGTGGCTGAGGTCGATGCCGTCGTCGCGGCGCACGACCCGACGAGACCACCCACGCCGACGCTCGACGAGCGGTTAGCGGCGAAGGCGGCGCTCGCGCAAGAGCGCCAGATTGCGAGTCCGCCATGAGCAGCTTTCAGGAGGGCTACGCGCTGGCGAACGATCCGGTCTTTCAGCAGCGAGTGACGATGGCGCTAACGAAAGTGTCTATCGACGTAATGGCCGAGGACCGCACGACGCTGCACCACGACGAGCGCACGGCGTACGCCAACCAGTGCCTACTCCAGCCGGAGGTCCACGGCATGAATATGGCGCTGGGGGTGGCCACGAACCCGGTAATCACGGCGGACAGCCCGGACAACGACCTGGAGTTCGTCGTCATCAGCCTGTTCAACGCCTACGCCGGGGCGCCGAATTAAGGCGGGCGGCGATGCGCGGCGCGCGGGGCGCGGCGTAGGGAGGGGGCGGTGGAGAGCGGGCCGGTCTGCTTCTCGGGCGGGGAGATCACTGTGATCACCGCGCTGCTCGTCGCGCTGGCGGGAGCGATCAGCGCGCTCTGGTTCGCCTACAGCAAGATGATGAGCGCCCAGATCGAGCGCCTGACGGAGGAAGCGGCGCAGTATCGCGCGACGATGCGCGAAGCGCTGGGCCGGGAGCGCGAGGCGTAAGGGGATGAGTGACGGGATCGCGCCCGAGCCGTACGATGCGAGCGCGCCGGTGCATCTCCAGATGACCGACTGGACGTGCTCGATCTGTTCGACCTGGTGGGGGCTCACGAGTCTGGGCTACGAGGTGGATAAAGCTGCCCTGGTGGCGGACATGTCGCCGTGGCCGGTAGACCCGGCGGTCGGGCTGCTCGACGCCTCGGGCGCTGGGCTCGTGCAGTACATCCAGGAGCACTACGCGGTACCCGCGGCGAATATCGCCTATGCGACGTGGGAGAACGTGCTGGCGCTAGCCGGGACGTATCCGGTCCTGCTCGGGGGCCGCGGCTGGTACCACTGGTGCGGCTGCCGCGGAATCAATGCGGACGGCACGCTGGCGCTGGCGAATAGTGCGCCTGGCTGGAAGGGCGTCGGACAGGCGATGAGCCGCGCCCAGTTCGAGGGCCTGGGTCCATTCTCGATGGTTGTCATGCCCTACGAGGAGGACGATGTGAGCAGCGCCGAAGTCGAAGCCCTGATCAACCAGTTGGGGTATATCCAGGGCGATTGCATGGACGCGATGCAGAGCGCGCTGGATAGCATGGTGAATACGCACCTTGCTACGGATCAAGAAGGATTTGGGGCAGCAGCACAGTCGGGACAGGCGGTTATCAATACCGTGCGCGGTGTTGGGCATTAGGGCAGATGCTGCCAGATACGTCGCCGTAGGATAAACCTGATAGTTGGGATGCTGACCCCGTAGCGAGCGGCAAGCATGCGAGCAGTCATCTTGAAGGGTAGATACTCGGCCCTGATGGCTAAGACTTGTGCTTCCGTCAGCCGAGCCCGATGATGTGCTTCTCCACGAGCGCGGTTACGCACCTCGGCGAGATGCGCCCTGGCGCTCTCCCGATGCCACTCGGTCCGACTGTAGCCGCGTCCTTTGGAATACATATCGTGGATATTCTGTTGCTGGGTCCCGAGAAACAGGTGCCCCCACCGCTGATATTCAACGCCGTGGATGATATAGATACCGGGCTCATCATTGCGGACGCAGGCGCGATTGTCACAAGTATGGAGCACCGAGTATCCAGGCGGGATCGTGGCTCCGCTGGCGAGCATCCAGGCTGCCCGATGTGCGCTGATACTAGTCCGATCGCCATCGCCACGCATAACTCGCGCATACCCGCTAGGCAGCAGATGGCCGCTTACGAGCCAGCAAGTGGGAGTCTTCACCACGCGCGCCCAGAGGCGATCGGCTAATGAGCGTCGGCGTGACCGGCCCGCGCATACGTTGGAACAATGCCGGCCTGCACCAAGTCTAAGCCAGGCGGGGTAGATAGAAAACGAACTACCGCAGTATTCACAGGCTCGGAGGAGCTTGGTAGACTGATGAGGCATCGGGCGTCTCCAGCGCTCGGCGTCACGGTCGGGGCTGCTCTAACAGCGCCCGGCCTTTTGCGGTCTACAATTCTAGCAGAATTGGCGTAACGACGCCAGAAAGCAGTCGCGCATGACCGAGCACTGGACCTGGAGCGACATGGCGCTGCTGGGCGCGGTCCTGGCGCTGGTGAACCTGCTGCTCTGGCTGGCGCCGAGCTAGGAGCGCCCGTGCCCCGCGGCGGGGCCACCGGTAGGCCCGTATTCGCACCAGGACGGCCGTAGGGGCGGTCCGGGGTTCGCGTAGGTAGTTAGCACCCCCGACGGCCGAGAACGCCGCGCAGGGGCAACGGGGGGAGGGGGCTGGGGTGACGCCGCGCGCGCTACTGCTCCGCGCCGTCCTGGTCGCGCTGGCGCTGCTGCTCGTCGCGCTCCTGGGGGTGCTCCTCGGCTGGGGCGTCGGCGCGTAGGCCGAGGGCGGTGGTTGCCCGGGTGGTAGGAGCGGGGGCGCTCGGGCAGGCGGCCTCCCGGCGCGCCAGGTAGGCGCGGAGGTAGTAGCAGAGTAAGCCGCCCCAGGCGCGGCGGGCGGCGCGCCAGGTCGTCTGCGCGGCGGTCAGGCGGCGCGTCACGGCGGGCCTCCTACTCCAGCGGCCAGGGCGCGGCGCCCACGCGCGCGAAGCGGCCCCACGGCGCGCGGTAGTACGCCTGCCGGGGGCCCTCCGTGTGCGGCATGATGCAGACGGCCTGCACGCCCCACGTCTTGACCGCGGTGACGATGAACAGGCAGCCCCCAAACGTCGTGTCGTGGGCGGGGTCGAGCTGGATCACGTCGCCGCGGGCGAGTGGCTCGGATTCGCTCATTGTTAGTCCACTCGTCCTATGCGACATGAACAGGCGCCCTCGTTCCCGTACCGATCGACCACCGGCGCGAAGCAGCCCCACGCCGCGTGATACCGCTGGGGGTGCCGGCAGCCGGTACAGGGCCGCGGGTCGGCGCACCAGGACGAGCAGTAGAGGCGGCGACTCCCGCCGCGGCCGGTGGCGTAGCACGGGTCGCCGGCGTACATCGCCTTGTCGCAGATATAACAGGTGGCATCGCGCGTCAGGTCGAGCTGGTAGACCATCAGGCCGGCTCCCCACTCGGATACACCAGCGGCAGCACCGCGCGGGCGACCGCCAGCCACGCCTCCTGCTCCGCGAGCGGCCACGGGCTGCCGGCCGGCGGGAGACTCTCCCACAGCGCATCTAGGAGCGGGTGGCGGCCGAGGTCATGCATTGTGCGCCTCCCGGGGTGGTCCAATCCTATTTACCCTTTCCTCTAGCTCCTTTACGCAAGCTGACCGCTCTCATCGGCCGCGGGTGCCGCGTCGAGCGCCGCGACGGCCGCCTCAATCGCCGCATCGTGAAACTTGTTGCGGTCCAGGTAGTCCCGCGCGGCCTGCGCCAGGGCGGCCAGGCGGTGCACCCGCTGTACGAGGTCCAGATTGACACGCCGCAACTGAGCACTGTCGGCCTGGATGCGGTTCATGGTGGCGTCACTCTTCATGACTGCTTCGAGCGTCGCTATCCGCTCCAGCGCATCGTCCCGCGCCTGCTCGGCGGTGGCGAGCTGGGTGGTCTGGGCATCGTACGCGGCGAGCAACTCCAGACAGCGCGGCGCGAACCCGCCGGGGTCGCACCCGTGGTCGCGCAGTTCGACACAGTCCGCCTGCAAATCCTGTAATTGCTCCGGCGTCATCTCTGCCCCTCCGTCGTTGCCAGGTCACTGATCATCGCGCTCCTCCCACCTGGCCTCGTGCTGGTGCGGACACTGCTTCGGCAAGTACGGCCCACCACAGCACGAGCAGTAGCGATTGGCCGCATCCTCGGGATGGTAGGAGACGCGCCCGCATAGGGGACACTGCCAGCCCGGCTTATTCATCGCGCGCCTCCCACTCCGCCTGATCGGCTTCTTCCTGCTCGCGGCCCTGGCGGCGGGACAACTCGCGGAACTGGCGGAACTCGCGTAGGACCGGGGCCGTTGCCTCACGCGGAGCGCCGACCGTTTTCATGATCCAGCGCACCAGGAAAGCGTCCGAAATGCTGGCCTCAGCCGCTTCCAACAGCATACCGGCGATGGCTTGTGCCTTGGCAGGAGGCATGATCCATTCGTGCGGGCCAGCGATCAGCTTCACCAGCGGCGCGTCGGTGCGCGCGCCGTAGAGCGACTCGACGCGAATCTCGTCGGAGTCAGTCATCGGTCGCCTCCTGCGCCCATGCGTAACCCTTGTCGCGCCAGTAGGCCCGACCGTTCGGCTCGGCGAGCAGGAGCGGGACCAGCTCGGCGCGGAGCGCGGTGAGGCGGGCGGTGTAGTCGGCCTCGCTGGTGGCGAGCTGCTCGGCCAGCTCCTCGGGGCCGTAGCCCGTGGCGTTGCAGTAGCAGAGATAGCAGATCGGGGCGCCGTAGTGGAGCTGCACGGGGCGCGCGTGGCAGTGGACGCAGGTCTCAGGCATGGGCGATGCCTCCTTTGAGTCGAGCGTCGGCCGCGGCGAGCGCGCGGCAGCAGACGCGGCAGGTACCAGGCTGATTCGGGCGCTCCTGCCAGCCATCAAGATCGCGGATCGGGCGACCGCAGAGCGTCGTGAAGCCGTAGAGGCTGCCGTCGGCCGGCCCGCCGCTGGCGAGCACCAGATGGAACGTCGGCCAGGGTAGCCGGCGGATGGCGACGGTGAGATGCGTGGGCGGCTCAGGCATCAGGGCTCCTCCTTGCGCGTCTCTGTTCTCATTGTACAGTAGCCCGATGCTAACAACCAGCGGGGATTACCAGCCGGAGTAGTATTTCGTCTCCCAATCCGGCCCGCTCACCTGCAGCGTGCCCGTCGCCGGGCGCCAGACCCAGGAGAGCATCAGCAGCTCGTTGCCGTAGACCACATGGAGCCCGATGCTGCAGGTATCCCGCGAGCGCTCGGCGATCTTCCAGTCCCGCACGGCGCCCAGCGGCTTATGCCCGCGCTGAAGATTGTGGATCACGGTCTGGTCGATCGGAGCGCTCGCGCCCGGCGCACGGTAGGCGCGCGCTGCCTGGAGGGCCTCCGGGCCACACATGGCGACGGCGACTGGCGTACGCTCGGCGGGCGGCGCGCCGTGGATCGCGCGCTCGGTCCAGGGCGCCTCGGTCGGCTGTAGCTCGGGCGTGGGCCGCATCGCGTCGAGCTGCGCCTGGTAGGCGGCGGCCTTCTCCGCCGCGGTCAGGCCGGCGAGCGTATCTACGGGCGGCGGTGGTGCGCCGCGCGTGGCGGCCCAGACGAAGGTGCCGAGGCCCAGTATGATCAGGCCAATGAGCAGCATTGCGCGGGACATTCTCACTCCCCCCTCTGGGCGGCTTGCGTCGCGGCGACGATCTGGGCCGTCAGGCGCTCCAATTTCCGAACCTTGGTCCACGACTTCGCCAGGGGCGGCGGGCCGAGCTTGCTGTAGTGCGGCGCCGGTGGGATCAGGAGGCTGCACAGCAGCTCGTCCAGCGGCGCAACGTAGGCGGGGGCATCCCAGCGGTAGCCCCCGATGCAGCAATAAGGCTGTATCAGCGTGCCTGCCGCTTCAGCGGCGACATCATACGCCGTCATCGCCCGCGCCCACGCGGCGAGCATCTCGCGCTCCGGGCTAAGCGTCTGCTCGATCACAGTAGGCCTCCTTCGTGCTCTCGTTCTACACTCATTGTACAGTAGTGCGATAATAAATGCAAATAGGCGGGAGCGAGACTTGCGCGGTATCAGATGACGTGCCCCCTTGCTGCGGATTAGTACGGATGTGCTATAGTACCATGAGAATTACTAAGGAGTGGCCGATGCCTCGCCCCCGGAAGTACGACCTTGCGGATCCCGCGGATGCCGCGCGCTACGTCGCGGCGATGAAGCAGAACGCCAGCCGCCGCAAGCGGAGTCCGCGGCGCTGCGCCGTCTGCGGCACCGAGTTTCCGGCCCAGGCGCGCCAGCTCTACTGCGGCCCGAACTGCAACGCTGCGGCCTACTACCGCCGCAACCATCCCACCGTCAAGCGCTCCTGGCGTGGGCGCGGGGCGGCGCGCAGCTCGCCCGATCCTGCGGCCAGCGACCCGATCCCCGCCTGAGCGCGGGCGCGGGAGACCGCGGAGCCCCCGGCGCGTTGTCGCACCGGGGGCTCTGCCGTGGGATGCGGGGCTTAGCGCCAGTGGCGGTGCCCGTGGTAGTAGTGGCGGTAGCCGTGGTGGACGTAGCCGCCGCGGTACGGCAGGCTGTACGAGTAGCCGTAGCTGATGGTCGGCGTGTAGGCCACGGGGTCGAGCCCGTAGCCGCCGTAGTACCAGCCGCCGCTCAGGCCGGTTGGCCAGTAGGTGACGTACTGCTCGTCGGGCGCCGCGGCCGCGCTCTGCGGCGCGGTGCCGGCGATCCCGACGGCGAGCGCGGCGGCGGCGATCCCGCCGAGGACTAGGCGCGAGAGGTGCGTGCGCATTAGACTACTCCTGCCGCGGCCCCTTTAGCGGGCCTGCCGGCGAGCGGGTCGGGAGGTTCGGGCTCCCGGCCCGCGGCGCGCCTGGCGGGTAGCGAGCCCGCGATGATCCACTCCAGGCGCGAGGCGCGCTAATCGTCTCTCAGGCTACCGGCGAGCCGCTCCTCGACGTAGGCATCCAGCGCCAGCAGCAGCGCCTCGCGGGTCGATGGCGGCTGCGGCATAGGCTGGCTGCGCCGCTGATAGTGCATACTGCACAGCATGCGGATCGCACGGCAGTCGTCGCAGTCCGGGAGCAGGTCGCCGTTCTCGTCGAAGTCGGCATCGGTCGTCGGGCGCCCGTAGCAGCGGTGGTACTCGACCTGCTCGGCGCGGAGCAGGGCGCCCATGTCGGCGCCGAGCACCTGCGCGCTGTGCACGGTCGGCAGGAGCCGCGCGCAAGCAGGGCAGGGGATCAGGCGCACGAGGCCGCGGTTTTGGTAGGTGAACAGGTGGCCGTCGACGGCGGCGTACCACTGCTCGATCTCCCGCTGGTAGGTGAGCGTCGCGCGCTCCAGCGGCACGCCGCAGCGCTCCAGTTGCCGCTCCAGGCGATGGCGGTCGTCCGCGACCTCCTGGGCTTCGCGGTCGTGCTGAAGCGCGGCCTGCTGGGCGTCGCGCGCCTCAGCGGCGGCGAGCGCCTCACGGACCCAATCGGGCTGCTCGTTCATCGGGCGATCTCCTCGCGCGCTTTCGGTTGCCCCGATGGCAGCTCGTAATACTGCCCCAGGGGACGGCGGCCCATCCCTTCACGTCTAATCGCGATCAGCCGCAGCAGGCGCCGCTCGGCGCGGTCGGCCCTCTGGCGCGCGCTCACCACGTCGTAGCCTTGTGGATCGACGGGCTGCGCCTCGTGCAGGCGCAGCACCTTGCGGCACTGCTGCATCCAGCGCCAGTCCGCAGCGATCTCGTCGCGCAGCGCCTCGGCGATGCCGCGGGCATTGCTGGTGTCCCAATCGGGCGTGTCGTGAAAGCGAGTCATCGTCTCGTCTCCGATCTCGTGAAAGTGCGCGATCAGGGCGCGCAGCTCAGGGATCATTGCCGCCTCCTACCAGCCCGCCGTCTGGCTCAGGATCGTCGCGCAGCCCTCGCAGAGCGGGAGCGCGCGGCGGTACTGGGCCGTCCAGCGGGGCGCTACGTCGATGCTCAGGGTGTGGCAGCGGGTGCAGCAGAGCGCCCAGCTCCAGCCGGCGGGCAGCGCCTCGCGCGCCGCTAGGTCGCGGAGAAGCTGCACGGTCCGTGGGTCGGCGCCCTGCGCCGCCAGGTCGTCGGCGACGCGCGCGACGGCGGCGCGGTCCAGGTGCAGGATCGGCTCACGCTCGATCATTCTGTCCTCCTAGAACGGCAGCCGTGCGACGACGGCGTGCGTGAAGCTGAAAATCGTCCAACCGATGACGATCGACCAGAAGAGCATCACGGCGAACCAGAGCCAGAAGCTGTTACCCACGGCGCACCCCCAGCGGCGCGACGGCCGCGCCGGGGAGCAGGACCGCGAGCAGGCCGCGAGCGGTTAGTTCGAGCGGGATGGGGGCGTCGGCCTGGACGGGGGCGCCCTGCGGCGCCTGCTCCTGCCAATCGGCGTCGTCGGCGCCGCCGGCTATCGGCAGCGGCGTCGGGTCGAGCGCCTCGACCTCGGCGCGCTCCAGGAGCAGGGCGACGCTCACCGAGAGTCGGTGCTTGCAGCGGACGCCGCGGTGCTGATAGTCGGGGCAGGTGCAGGTACGCGCCGCGGCGTCGATCTGGTAGGCCGCCTTGCCGCTCGACGCGGGCACCAGCCAGCGCCCGCGGTAGCGCGGGATTAACTGGGTCACCGTGCGGTGGTAGCGGGTGATCTCGGTCTGCATTCTCGGGCTCCTTCCCTTGCGCGCTTGGTTTCTACACTCTCATTCTACAGTAGTCCAATAATAATTGCAAGCCCGAAATGCTAGCCCTGCGCGTTTGGTCGACCGGCCGGCGCGCGCTGTCCCGGCCGGTCCCGCCACGGATCACAATCGCGTCACAGGACCGGACGAAACGTCCCGCTTAACGCGCCGGCGTTCAGCCGTAAAGAGGGCGCTCTACAAGAGCGCAGAACACGCGGTTTCTGGCGTCGTTTCTACAAGACTGGGGCCGTTAACGCCCTGTTTACGTCTGAGCGCGCGCGCCGCCCGCGTGCCGTTTGCCCAGCACCGGCGCCAAACTTGCGCTCGGATATACTGTCTGGAGTACGCTCTACAAACGTTTGACGCATTAACTAGCGGTAGTTGCCGCCACGAACTACTGTCCGAGGGGGAGGGCCATGCCGACCGCCACGCGCCGCGCGCTCTTCGACACGCTGGCCCAGAGCTGGGACCTCTCGCTGCGCGCGAGCGGCGCCCCGGCCGGCAGCCGCCGCGTCTACCGCGCCGCCCTGCGCTCGCTCGCCGCCACCATCCAGCAGCGCGGGCTGCCGGCCGACCCAACCGTGCTCACCCGCGAGCACGTCGAGGTCTGGCTCGGCGACCTGCGCACGGCGGGACGGAGGGGTGCTACCTGTAGCTTGTACTTTACCGCCGCGCGCCTCTGGTTCGCCTGGCTGGTCGACGAGGGCGAGCGGCCCGACAATCCCTGCGCGCGGATCACCCCGCCGCGGCCCGAGGAGGTGACGACGCCGGTCCTGAGCGCCGCCCAGCTCCGCGCGCTGCTGCGCACCTGCGAGGGAGCGAGCTTCGACGACCGCCGCGACCAGGCGATCCTGCGCCTGCTCGTCGATACCGGCCTGCGCCGCGGCGAGCTGGTCGGGATCGCCCTCGCGGACGTGGACTGGGCGGAGGATACGATCCGCATCCGCGGCAAGGGGCGCGGCCGGCGCGGCCCGCGAGAGCGCCTCGTCCACTTCGGGCACAAGACGGCGCTAGCGCTGGATCGCTACCGCCGCGCCCGCGAGCGGCACCCCCGCGCCGGCGAGGCGGCGCTCTGGCTGGGTAGCCGCGGCCCGCTCTCGGGCAGCGGGCTCTACGGGCGCCTGCGCGCCCGCGCCGAGCGCGCCGGGCTGGGCCCGATCTGGCCGCACATGCTGCGGCACAGCTTCGCCCACCGCTATCTCGAGAAAGGCGGCTCCGAGGGCGAGCTGATGCGCTTGGCGGGGTGGAGCCAGCGCGCTCAATTGGACCGCTACGGCGCCTCGGTCGCCCAGGAGCGCGCGATCGCCGCGCATAAAAGACTGGCTCCCGGCGACGATCTGTAGCGCCGCGCCGGCGGATAGGTGTGCTAGGATAGATACTCTACTTCAGGCCGGTGGGGTGCGGGTGGGCCCCGGCCGATCCCCTTGACTCTGGAGCGTGGAGTACGCAGGTCCTGCGAGGTCCTGCGCCCGGGGAGCACACAGAGTGAGCACCGACCGCTATACGCCACCAGCCACGACGGCCATCTGCCCCCGCTGCACCACTCGTATTCACTGGACCTACGACGCCCCGCCCGGGGCGTGCCTCTACGGCGTCGTACGCTACGTCTGCCGCGCCTGCGGCGGCGAGTGGGGCGAGGCCCGCGACGGGAGCGGGGAGGTGATCAGGACGTGGGAGGGAGAGCGTCCGGCCGCTCCAGCGCGGCCCGTACGAGTTGCGCGATGAGGTTGCGCGCGATAGGGTCCAGCGGCAGGGCGTCGAGGGCGTAGGCGAGGAGCGTGAGCGGCGCGATCTCGCCGAGCAGCGCGCGCAGGCTGTCAGCGTCGGCCGCGGCGAGGTAGCCCGCGCGGGTCCACAGCTCCAGCACCGGCACGCCGTAGTAGTGCGCCACGCGGGCCAGCGTCTCGAACGGGGGGCGCGGCGCCTGGTCGTTCTCCAGCCGCGAGATGGTCGAGCCCGAGAGGCCGGCCAGGCGGCCCACGTCCTCCTGAGAGAGCGGCGGGTGTAGCGCGCGCCGGCGGCGGCGTAGGAAGTGGCCCAGCGTCTCCACCTGTGCCCCACCATTCGCAGTAGCGAGCATGCGACTCCCCTCGCGGCGACCGCCGTGCCGGCGACCCTCCCTATCCTAACACAGTATTATTGCAATCTTGCATATCCGAGCGAAACTTTACCGCATTGTGACGCCAGCTCCACCGCGCGCGGCGCTGCACGGTTGCAATCCGACCAAACGCGGGAGCGCTCCTTGCACAGTTGGCGCCCGGGGCGTACTATATACCTCGGCGGCGAGTTTGCAGAGGTGCAGAGAATGTCTGCGGTTTTAGGTCCCGAGATTCGCTGGGACGTGCGCGGGATTTTTGCCCTGGTGGCGCAGCTCGGCTGGACCGACGAGCAGCTCGCCGCCCGCCTGCGCTACAGCGGCGCGACGATCAGCCGCATCCGCAGCGGCGAGGTGAAGCCGTCCCTGCGCTTCTACGCGAACGTCCGCCGGCTCTTTCCCCAGGCGGATATCGACGCCCTCATTAGCCCGATCGAGCCCGAGGAGGCAGCGTGAACGCTGCGCAAGCGCGCGGCCAGATCGGCGGGCGGATGACCATGATCACCCAGGGCGCGCGGCAGGTCGCCGCCCGCGCCCGTGCCGGCCAGCGCGCCCGCTGGGAGCGCGAGGTCGACGCCGCCGCGGCGGCGCGCGGCGAGCGGCTCACGCCGCCCGAGCGCGCCGCGCGCGTGGCCGCCCTGCAGTGGGTGCATTGTGCACGGATGAGAGCCGCGCGCGGCAAGGCGGCGGCGCGATGATCCGCTACTGCGAGGACGTGGCCTGCTACCTGGCGATCCTGGTCCTGCTGCTCGCCGCCGTCTGGTGGCGGTAGCGGAGGGAGCGGTGGAGATCGTGAGCCCGACAACGGAGGCGCTCTACGCCGATGCCGCGACGCTCTACGCCTACGCGCGGCTGCTCCGCGCCGAGGGCTACGAGTCGCTCGCGCGGGCGACCTACCGCGCCGCCGAGCGCGCCTTCGCGCGCGCCCTGGACGCGGCGCTCGGAGCTGACTAAAGGGGATGGTCCCGTCCGGGTGGCGACCGGACGGGACCGAGCCGAGAGGGCTGCTCTCAGTGTAACACGGGAGTAACCCGTCGGCTCGTTAGAACTAGCCTGGAGAGGGACTGCTGTGCAAGTGCCCGCTCGTGACCCGGCTACGGCGCTGAGGGCCTGGCGCCATGCCGCGGGCTATACCGGCACCGAAGCCGGCGCGCTGTTCGGCGTCTCGAAAAGCGCCATCGGCTGGTGGGAAACGGGCCGGGCAGCGGTCCCCGCGCGCGTGCGGCGCCTGCTGATCCGCGAGGGCTGGTTGCTGCCGGCCAAACTGTGGACGGCCTGGACGGCCGAGCACGACGCCTGGCTGGACGCGCACAGCGGCCGGTGGCCCCTCCCCGTGTTGGCCGCGCAGCTCTCAGCCGCCTTCGGCATCGTGCGCACCGAAAGCGCCGTGCGGTCGCGCCTCAAGAAACACGGCGCCTCGGCGCTGGTGGCCAATCTCCTGACGTGCGCGCAGGTGGCCGCCTACTGTGGCGTGGCCGGGCGCACGCCGCACTTGTGGTGCGCACGCGGCTGGCTGCGTCTGCCGGCGTGGAGCGCACAGCGCCCGCGCAACGCGCCCTGGGCTGTGCCCCCGGCGACGCTCCGGCGCTTCTGCGACGAGCACGCCGCGCAGCTCAACCCCGCGCTGATGCCGCCGAGTCCCTACCGGGCCATCGTAGTCGCCGCGCAGCGGCGGGACCACTGGCTGTCGATCCCGCTGGCCAGCGCGTATAGCGGCCTTAGCCGACATCAGCTCTGGCGGGCGATCCGCGCGGGGCGACTGCCGGCGGTCCGCCAGCCGACCGCGAGTCGCCGCGGCGTCGCCTGGGCCGTGCGCGCCCGCGACCTGGAAACGTATCGCCGCGGGCGGGCGGCCGCATGAGCAGTTACCCCTTCGCCGAACTGCTCCAGCGCTACCGCCTGGCCGCGGGGCTGACGCAGCACGCTCTGGCGCGGGCGGCGGGGATCGACCCGACCTACGTCTCGCGGCTGGAGCGCGCCGACCGGGCGCCGCCGCGGCGAGAGGTGGTCGACGGGCTCGCCGCAGCGCTGGGGCTGGAGCCGCGCGACCGGGAGCGGCTGGCGCTGGCCGCCGGCTACGCGCCGGTGTGGCTGGCGGCGCTGGCGGCGGATGCCCGGCTAGTAGCGCGGAGGGAGCATGGCGGGACGGCGTGAGCTGACCGCGCTCGGCTGGCGCGTGCTCGTCGAGACCCCGGGCGGGACGCCGCTGGAGTACGGATTCTACCGGAGCGAGGCCGACGCTGAGGCGGTGCTGCAGCGACTAGAGAAGCAGCCCGCGGCAGAGGGCGCCGCGGGGGAGCCGCGGGCGCGCCGGCGGCGGCGCGGTAAGCGGGGGCAGTTGCCGCTGGAGGGGTTCGAGGAGGAGCGGGGCTAGCAGGGTGGGCGCTCCTGCTTCAACGCCTCGAAGGCCGCGCGAACCTCATCGAGGCAGAAGCGATAGTGCTGCCGATCATGCCAGGGCTGGCGCTCGACGTGAGCGGGGATTTTCTTCGTCTTGATTAGACGGTAAAGATTGGCGCGGGACATGGGAAACTCGGCCAGGACTTCTTTCACCGTGACCATTGCTCCTCCACACATAGCCCATTGTACCACAGAGCCATTGTTTTACAGTCTATGCTACAATTGTACTAGTAGACAACTATCCTACTACGCAAGGAGATGAGCATGGCCACCCTACACCTCGACTCGCACGACCGCGCGCTGCTCGATCGACCCGATCGCCCGCGCATCCTCAGCGTGGACGGCCGGCGCTTCACCGTCTCCAGCGCCTCGGGCGGCGCGCCGCACCAGGTCTACGCCAACCCCAACGGGCGGATCGCCTGCTCGTGCATGGCCGGCACCCACGGCGCGCGCTGCTCTCACGCGGCGCTCGTAAACGCGTTTCTGCGCTACCTGGCGGTGGCGGCATGAAGACCGAGACCCGCCTATGCCAGCACTGCGGCGCACCGTTTACCGCGCGGGTGATCTCGACGGACCCCAAGCGCGGCAGGTATTGCGGGCGCGCCTGTGGCTACGCTGCCCAGGTCCAGTATCCGCGTGAGCCACGCGCCTGCGACGGGTGCGGGACGACCTTTCGCCCAAATCGCTTGCAGGCGCGCGATCTGGCGATTGGACGCCAGACCCGCGCCTATTGCTCACCCACCTGCCTCGGCGCGGTGCTCTCAACGCAGCGCCTTGGGGCAGATAACCCTCACTGGAAAGGCGGGGTCGTTCAGAGCCGCGGGTACCGCTACGTGCGCCAGCCCGGTAATCGCGTAAGCCATTATGTTGCCCAGCACCGTGCGGTCGCGGCGGGTGTGCTGGGGCGCCCGTTGCTCGACAGCGAGATCGTGCACCACATCGACGGCGATGAGGCCAATAACGACCCGGCGAATCTCCAGGTACTGACGCGAAGCGTGCATCGCCGTCACCACGCCGCGCTCTCGCCAATGGCCGGCGAGGACCACCCGAACGCGCGATTGAACTGGGAAGCGGTCCGCGCTATCCGCGCCCGCCGCGGGGACTCTCAACGTCTACTGGCCCTCGACTTCGGCGTCTGCCAGCAAACGATTAGCCACGTTCTACGAGGCAAGACCTGGAAGGAGAAGGGCTAATGGCTTTCACGTTCCGCCGCGCGACCCAACAACAAGGACGATTGCGGCTCGGGCTCGTCGGACCGGCTGGCTCGGGGAAGACGATGACCGCTCTTAAGGTTGCTACCGCGCTCGGTGAGCGGGTCGCGGTGATCGACACCGAGCGCGGTAGCGCCTCGAAGTATGCTGGCGACTTCACCTTCGACGTGTTGGAGCTGACCACGTTCGCGCCAGCGACCTACGTCGAGGCGATCCAGGCCGCCGAGGCTTCGGGCTACGACGTATTGATTATCGACAGCCTCAGCCACGCCTGGACCGGCAAAGAGGGCGCGCTGGAAATGGTCGACCGCGAGGCGACGCGCGAGCGCGGTAACTCTTTCGGTGCCTGGCGCAAGGTCACGCCCCAGCACAACGCGATGGTCGACGCGATGCTCGGCAGCACCTGCCACATCATCGCCACGATGCGCGCGAAGACGGAGTACGTGCAGGAGAAGGATGAGCGGACAGGTAAAACCACTGTCCGTAAAATAGGGCTGGCACCGATCCAACGGCAAGACATGGACTTCGAGTTCGACGCCTGCGGCGATCTTGATCACGAGCACAACCTGGTCATCACGAAGTCGCGCTGCCCCGCGCTAACCGATGCGGTGATCGCGCGGCCGGGCGCCGAGTTCGCCGCTGCTCTACGGGATTGGTTGGGGCAGGGAGTGCCTGCCCCACCGCGACCTGTGCAACCTGCCCAAAGTCGTGATGATCACGCCGCGGATTTGGCGGCCGCCGGGGTGGGCGCGCCGGGGGCCGCGGCGCCTAGCTTCGAGCAGTGCCGCTCCTGCCACGCCCCGATCGTCTGGGAGAAGAGCAAGAACGGCAAGGCGATGCCCTACGACGTGGTCGACGGCAAGGCGACGGACCAGACGCACTGGGCGAGCTGTCCCGACAGCAAGGCGTGGTCGAACGGCGAGCGCCCGCCGCCGCGGCCGGTCCTGACCGACGCGCCGGGTCCGACGCGCACGCCGGAGGAGGACCTGGCCGGCTTCGAGGCGGCGCTCGCTGCGGCGACGACGGTGCGCTTCCCGTTCACCGGCGCGGGGCTGCGGGCGCTGATGGCCGCGGCGCTGGACGAGCTGGAGTGCTCCCAGGCGGACGTGGAGCGGGCACTGGGCGGCAGCGTCAGCGCCTACGCCACGAGCCAGGGCTGGAAGGGCGACGCGGACTGCCTCGACCGTGTCTGGGCGGTGATCGAGGGCAAGGTGCGGCGCGACGAGGCGGTACCGGGGCGGCTGAGCGCGACGGAGTAGGGCGATGGCAGCGCCTGGCTTCGCCAGGGTCGCGCGCGCCGTTTTGCATGCCCACGGATTAAGCGGGCAGGCGAAGCTCGTCTATACGTTGATGGCGTCGCGTCTCAACGAGCAAGGGGAGTGCTGGCCGAGTCTGCCGACGTTGGCTGAGGAAAGCGGCTGGAGTCGTCCGACGGTGATCAAGGCGATCGATGAGCTGGTCGGCGCCGGACTCGTCGAGCGCCAGCGGCGCGGTAAGACGCAGGCGAACCTCTACCGAGTGAAGTCAACCACGTTTACGTCACCCCCAGGTGAAGTAAAGCACGTTGACGACACGACCGACGGTGAAGTAAAGCACGTTGACTTAGAGACCCGAGTGAAGTCAACCACGTTTACTAGTGAAGTAAACCGGCTTTACCCGAACGTACCTCACTTAACGAGTACTACCGGTAATCCTCTTACCCCGGTAATCCCGGTAGCCGCCGGAGGAGGCGCGCAGGCGCGCGCGCCGGCGGCGGCGGCGCCCGCAGAGCTGTCTGCTTTCCACGCGGTATTGGACGGTCTCCCCGGCTACCAACCCACCGCCGCGTTTTTTACGCGAGTCACTCAGTACGCGGCGAATGGATTGGACGTGGAGGAAGAGGCGATCAAGATGGCGAGTTGGCTGCAAGAGCCGAAGCAGCGCCGCGCGCAGCGTCAGTGCTCGGTGCTCTTCATGCTCAAGTGGCTCAAGCGCGAGAAGGATAGACCGAATGGAACCCCTCAGGGAGACTCTCACACGACTCATGGCCCGCGACGGGTTACCGGCCGGACCGCCACGGCTGCGGATGTTAGCGAGTTTGACCGATACAGCCACGCTCCTGGAACACCGCGATCTGCTGCTTGCGCAGATCGCGCGGTGGCGTACGGCGATCCTGGCTCTGGATGAGCCGTCCTGCCTGCTCAGTCCGAGCAGCCGTGCCATGGCGAAAGCGCAACACGCCGCGGCGCTTCGACAGCACGAGGCGCGGCTCACGGCGGCCAATGATGAGCTGGCGCTGGCGACGGAGCGCGACGCCTTGCAAGCGGCCCGCCCGCCAGACTGCCGTTGTCTCGGGATGGGCGTCCTGCTCGACCAGCGTTGGTGCACTTGTCCCGAGGGGCTCGCCCGTGAGGCTGAGTATGAGCGCGCCGCCGCGGTCGCCGAAGTCGAGCGGCAGGCGCAGGTCGCGATCGAGTCTGCGGCCCGCGAGCGGCACGAGACGCAAGATCGGCAGGAGCGCGCGAATATCCCGCCACATTACCGCGAAGCCACATTCGAGACGTTCCCCTTCGAGCTGGAGAAGGCCGTCGTCGTCCAGCACCTCGCAGAGTTGAGCATCGCGCGTGAGCCAAGGCGCGGTGCTTATCTCTGGGGAGACTTTGGTGTCGGGAAGACCGGACTGGCCTGCGCCGCGCTCAATGCCAGGATCCTGACGCGCCGCCCGTGCCTGTTCGTGACCGTCTCGGCGTTCCTCGACTGGGTGCGTCGGACATACGACCGTCAGAGTGCGGAGACGACAGACAGCATTATGGCGAAGGTGCAGACGACGCCCTTTCTCGTCCTCGACGACCTGGGCGCCGAATACCTGACTCGCTGGGGACGGGATCGGTTGTTCGCGATCCTGAATCACCGCGATACCCACGATCTCGTGACGATCGTCACGAGCAACTACAGCCCGGGGGAGATCGCTGTACGCCTCGCTGGGGATGACGACCTACGTGAGGGGAAACGCCTCGTCTGGCGCATTCTGGAGTGCTGCGACGTGTTAGAGCTACGCGGGCGCAATCTGCGCGAGCGAGGGGTGTAATGGCGCTACAGCAACCCGCGCCCCTCGACGATGACTGGCTCGCCCGCGTCGCGGCCTGGGTGCAGGAAGCGCCACCCGAGCCCGCGCCCGTCGTCGCCTTCCGCCCCGCCGCCCGCGGCACCTGGACGATCGCTAGCCAGGCCGAGGCGATCGCGCTAGAGCGCAGCCTGCGCGCGCACGTCTTCGCCGACGGCCGGCGGCCGGACCTCACCACGCCCCGCCTACGCGCCCTGGAGCGGGAGGCGCGGACGGCGGAGTGGCTGGAGGATTGGGTGGCGTGTCAGCGCGCGTGGGAGCGCTGGCTGGCCGCGGAGAGGGAGGGCCCATGAGCGATGATGTCGTCCGCTATTCACCGCGTGTACTCGCGGTCCCGCACGCGCCGGTCACGCTGCGTGGGGGCCAGATCCTGCGCCCGGTCGCGCTTCGGGCTCCGTGGGCGGAGCCGGGCATAGCTGAATGGCAGGCCTTTGCGGGGCTCCTGGGCTTGCAGGTGATCGTGTCGTCGGATACGGGTCAGCACGGGACGTTACTGCACGTCTCAGTCGCCTACCCGACCCATCTGCCCACCTGGGAGACCGTCCATCAGGTGCGCGATGCCTTTTTCCCCGACGACGTGGACGTGGCGATGATCCTGCCCCGTGCGCGGGACTATGTCAACCTGCACCCGAATACGTTGCACCTGACCCAGCTCCCCGTCGAATGGGGCATCCAGTGACCGTCTACACCTGGAGCGACCGTGGCCGGTATCACCGCGACGCCGATTGCGCTTACCGCGGCAAGGTGCGCGGCAAGCCCCGCGAGCGGACGCGGGAGGCGGCTGAGGCGGGCCGCTGGTGGCCGTGCCCCTACTGCTGGCCGCAGCGGGTGCCGGGGCGCGGGAGTCAGTCGCTCCCGCGACTCGCGGCGGGCGAACTGCCCGAGTGGGAGGACGCGCATGGATGATCTCTGCGGCGTCGCATTGACCCTGACCTCGCCGACGAGCGCCGAACTGGAGTCCGACGGGCCGCTCCTGCTCGCGGACGGGGCGCAGCGAGCGCCGGTGGTGGGCGACCGCTGGGCGTGTCGGCTCGGGCCGGACGGGGCGAGCGCGGTATTCACGATCACCGCCGTCGCGGACCGGCCGGGCGGCCAGCCGGGGTGGGTGGCCCAGGCGCAGACCGACCAGAACGGCGCGAACCTGCTCGCGGCGCACCTCGCCGCGGCGCTCGCGGGCGAGAGCGGCTAGCTGGCCCTATTGACAAGCGGTCCCGACGGGTGTACTGTCTACGCTATCATCAAGTGTGGGCGGATTTCTATGCGAGTTTGGGAATAATGACGACGGCTGACGATCTGCTGGGCGCCACCGAGGCGGGGCATGTGCTCGGTTGCTCCGCGCAGACCGTGCTCAACCTGATCCGCCGTGGGGAATTACCCGCGACCCCGACGGGCCTCGGCCACCTCATCCGCCGCGGCGACGTGGAGGCGCTCGCGGTCAAGCGCCGGGCCGCTGCTACACGCCCCGCCCAGCGCCGCGCGGGGAGGGAGGCGTAGGTGGGCGATGGTGCGTCGGCGCCAGGCGCGGCGATTCTCAGGACGCCAGCGCTGGGCACTACTCGTCGAGAGTGATGGCTATTGCGAACGCTGTGGTGCGCCGCTCCCGCCTGATTGGCACGCTGATCACGTTACTGCCTATTCCCGAGGCGGCGCTACGGATGTCTGGAACGGGCAGGCTCTCTGTCCACGGTGCAATCACGTAAAGGGGGAAAGAGACTTGGGGACGCTTCAGACGCCTTGGCCTGAGGGACTACTGCTCCGACGATGGGCGCTCGAAGCATTTCAGGAGTATCAGCGCTCGCTAGACTCTGATGTACTGATCGACGGCACGCCCGGAGCGGGTAAGACTCGGTTCGGATTGTATTGTGCCCACGATGCCCTCTATACCGGCCGAGTGGTGCGCGTAGTCATCGTCGTCCCCACTACGGCCTTGCGCCGTCAATGGGCAAAGGCGGGGGCTGCCGTTGGGATCAGCCTGAGCCACCAATTCCTGAACGAGCATGATCACGAGCATGCTCAGTTTCACGGCGTAGTGGTGACTTATGCCCAGGTTGCCTCGAACCCTGATGTATTTCGCCGGCAGTGCCGCCGCGCAACGCTCGTAATCTTCGACGAGCCGCATCATATGGGCGACTCACTACTATGGGGCGATGCGCTTCAACATGCGTTCGAGCACGCTCAGCAGCGGTTGCTGATTACCGGGACACCCTTCCGTAGCGATAATCATCCGATCCCGTTCGTGCGCTACATCGACGGGAAGTGCCGAGCACACTTTACTTACACCTATGGCGACGCGCTGCGCGATGGGGTTGTGCGCCCGGTTTACTTCCCGAGCTACGAAGGCCAGATGAAATGGTTTTCAGCGCGAGATGGGCAGCGCGAAGCGACCTTCCGTGATGAGTTGGACGAGCAAGAGAGCATGCAGCGATTGCGGACGGCCCTCTCAACCCAGGCCGATTGGCTGCCGACGGTCCTCCGCGATGCGGATGCACGACTGCGCGACGTGCGTGAATCCGTCTACTCGCGAGCGGCGGGACTCGTGATTGCGATGGATCAGGTCCACGCTCGTAGTGTTGCAGACCTACTACACGAGATTACTGGTGAGCATCCGTCCGTCGCGCTCTCTGATGATCCCAACGCGGGAGACGTGATCGAGGCTTTCCGCCAGGGGCAAGAACGCTGGATCGTCGCGGTGCGGATGGTCAGCGAGGGGATCGATATTCCCCGGCTGTTCGTTGGCGTCTACGCCACCAACGTCTTGACCGAGATGTATTTCCGCCAGGCTGTCGGTCGCCTAGTACGGCTGATCGCCGAAAGCGGTGAGCTACTCGACGGTGAGGCTGGCTGGTGGTTTATCCCGCGAGAACCGCTGCTCGTCGCGTACGTGCAGCGGATCAAGGAGCAGCGCGAGCACGCCCTCGACGAGGCCGAGCAGCAGGAGCACACTTGCACGGCTACGCTCGATCCAGATAAGCCGCGGCAGAGCAATCTAGCGGTGACGATCGGTGCCACCGCAGAAGCTGATGATGTCTTTTTTGATCATGATCTCTATACGCGGCAGGAGATTGCCCGCGCTGAGCTGATTCTCGGGCTCGCCGGTACTGCAAGCGTCTCGGCTCCATTCCTCGCTCGTTGCCTGCGGCTAAATGCTCAGCTCGATGGGGGCGCGGTATCCGCGATATCGCTGCCTACGTCCGGATCTGCGGCAGTCGCGCCCGAGGATGCGCTACGCAAGGCGAAGCAGCCGCTGAGTCGACTTACGAGCCGTTTCGTAGCGACAACAGGGCTGACGCATGCTCAGGTCTATAGACTCCAGGCTAGTCTTGATGGCGCCTGGCTCCAGGGTAACCGGATCACGCTGGCCCAGATCGAGGCTCGCGAGCGCCTGATGAAGGAGCTACTGGCGCGCACGCAAGATCCCTGGGCGCCGACCGACTACGAGGGGTGGCTGGAGGCGGCGCGTGCTGAATACGCTCGCTGCTAATGACTCCGTCGTGATGGCGCTCCAGGAGGCTGTCGCTCATGGTGGACAACGGCTGGAGGCGATCCCTGATCTGCTGCGGCGGGTGATCATCGAGCAGTGCTGGATCGAGCGCGAGGTGCGACGCACGCGTGAGGTGGTGCGCTTCGATGAGTTCGTCCGTTTCGTGCAGAGTGGACCGCCCGAGGGGCTAGGAACGGATATCGGCTCACTCAAGCGCTGGTGTCGGGATTACCTGGATGTGTTGGATCTGATTGATCAGGCAACGATGGGGCGGCAAGGTGAGCGCACTGACCTTGTTTACAATGTAAACGAAGTTGTGCGGCCAGATGGCAATACAGCGCAGCACGCCCTTCGTAAGCTCCGATCCGACCGTCCTGATCTGCATGCCCGCGTCCTCGCCGGCGAATGCTCCCCGCACGCGGCCATGATCGAGGCAGGCTTCCGCCGTCCGACCGCGACCGTCCCGCTCGACGACATGGTGACTCTTGCGGCCTACCTCCGTCGTCGCCTTACCGCAGAGCAACTGGTCGCGTTACTGGAGGCTCTCGGATGATCGATGACCATCCCCCCTACGCCCCCCACTCCGATACGTCCTACGCCGCCGCCCAGTCCGTTCGCCATAGCGCGCCGGCCCAGCGGCAGCAGGTCTACGCGACGCTCTACGCGCACGGCGGGCTGACCGCGGAGCAGATCAGCATCATCCTGGGGATCGAGCAGAATTCAACGCGCCCCCGTTTGATCGAGCTGCGTCGAGAGGGACTCGTCGTGGATAGCGGTCGGCGGCGCCGGACGCAAAGTAAACGCTACGCGGTCGTATGGACCGTGGCGGGCCAGGAATCGGCGTAATGACGCCAGAAACGCTATACTTTAGGCAACCGCATAGAGTACCCCCGGCGGTGCTACCAACACCCCGGGGGCCGACATGGAAGGAGTTGACTCCCATGTATCCCCAGTGTACTACGCCCTCCGTCGAGTGGCGCCCCGTCGTTGGTTTCGAGGGGCTCTACGAGGTCTCTACCGACGGGCAGATTGCGTCGATCCGCTTCCGCAACGGCAAGACGACTTTCGCGCGCCGCCTCGTGCTGAAGCAAACCCCCGCTCCTGCCGGCTATCCGCTCGTTACCCTTAGTGCCAATAACGTTCGGACCCAGCACGCGGTCCATGTCGAGGTCGCTAAGGCGTTCCTGGGATCGCGTCCATCGCCGCGCCATGTCGTCGCGCACTACGACGGCGATCCTACGAACAACCACCTGGGGAATCTGCGCTGGGCGACCTGGGAAGAGAACGAGGGCGACAAGCGGCGACATGGCAGGCTGCCGCTGGGTGAGCGCAATACGGCCGCCAAGATCACGGCGGAGCAGGCAGCGACAATTCGCGAGCGCCATGCTGCAGGCGAGTCGCTCGCCGCTCTGGGCCATGCCTTTGGCTTGAGCGATAGCACGCTGACGGCGCTCGTGCGCGGGCATATCTGGGCGGAGGCGGGCGGCCCGACTCGACGGACGCTCAGCCGTTACGGCGAGGACAACCGTCGGGCGAAGCTCACCGCAGCGGACGTGCGCGCCATACGTGCGGCACGCGCCGCCGGGGTGTCATCGGTAGTACTCGGGAGGCGCTATGGACTCACGCCGCAAGGGATACGGGCGATCGAGCACCGCAGGTCCTGGCGTCATCTCGAATAGCCGCCGCCGCACGCAGAGCCAGCGCTACGCCGTGGTCTGGGCCTGCGCGGAGGTCGCATGATCCAGCAGCCGCGCCCGCAGTACCTCCCGCGCGACGATCCCGACCAGGGGACGCACTATCTCGTGGACGGCTTCCCCTACGTCCGCGTCTCGACGATCACGAACATGATCCGCAAAGAATCGCTGGAGCAGTGGCGTGGTAGCGTCGGCAACGAGGCCGCCGACGAGCGCATGCACCTGGGCGCGACCTTCGGGCGGCGGCTCCACGCGGGCTTCCAGGCGTTCGCCACGAACCCGACCGCGGGCCATTGGGCGCCGTCGCTGGATCCCGACCTGGAGCCCTTCGCCGAAGCCTTCCTCGGCTGGTGGCATAGCCACGTCGCGCGCGTGATCGGCGCTGAGTTGTTCCTCGTCTCGCACCAGCACGGCTACGCGGGCACGGCGGACCTCGTCGCGCGGCTTACCGAGGGCCGTGGGCTGGCGATCGTCGATTGGAAGAGCGGCAGCGCCCACCCGCGCGGCAATCCCGCGCCCGATCCCGCCTGGCGCCTCCAGCTCGCCGCTTATGCGGAGGCCTACGCCGAGAGCCACGGCGAGTACCCGGCGCGGCGGCTCGTCGTCCAGACCCCGCGCACGCAGCCGGGCAGCCTCTACGTCCACGAGTTCGCCGCGGCCCACCAGGCGCGCGATTTCGGCGCCTTCCGCGCCTATCTCCACTGCTACCACTGGCAGCGTGAGGTCGAGCGTTGACCGCGCTGCGGATCTACGTCGCCGGGCCGCTGTCGGCGCCCTCGCCGGCGCTGCGGCTGCGCAACGTGCGGCGGGCGATCGCGGTGGCTACGGCGCTCGCCGAGCGCGGATGGCATCCCTTCCTCCCGCACCTGAGCCACTACTGGGATCCCACCGAGCGTCTCGGCTACGCCTGGTGGATGGGCTGGTGTCGGGAGTGGCTCGGCGCCTGTGACGCGCTCTACTGGATCGGCTCCAGCCCCGGCGCCGACCGCGAGGCCGGCTGGGCGCGGGCGCTGGGGCTGGAGATTTATCAGCGGCTCGCGGATGTGCCGCGGGTCGATACCGCACGAGGGGAGAGCAGCATGATCGCGTCCGCCAGCATCCTGGACGAGCGACCGCCCGAGGACGACGACGAGGAGGAGCCCGACGACGAGCTCGAGGAGGGAGATGCCCCGCTCCAGGAGCCGACGGAGGCCTAGGTGGCGACTTTCTGGCGGGACGCCACGCTCCCGCGCGGGCCGTCGCGCGTGCAGCGCTTGCGGCTATCCGAGAAGCGCTTTCAGGCGCAGGTCGTGGCGCTCGCGCAGCTCCACCACTGGGTCGTCTATCACACCTGGCGCTCGGACCATAGCGCGGCCGGGTTCCCGGATCTGGTGCTCGCTCGGCCCGGTCGGGAGGGCCGGGCCGGGCGCTGCATCTTTGCCGAGCTGAAGACCGACACCGGGACGGTCTTGCCCGCGCAGCGGGCGTGGCTGGACGTGCTCGGGACCTGTGCCGGCTGCGAGGCCTACGTCTGGCGGCCCGCGCAGTGGTCCGAGATCGAGCAGCTCCTCGCCTAGGGCTTAGCAGGAGGTTGGACGCGTGGCACGTGGCTTACCGCTGGCGATCCTTGGCGCTGTATTGCTATCCGGTATCGCCCAAGCGCAGGAGACGGCTACCGTACGGGTAACTTTCTACGTCGATCGCGGCACTACCGCCTCGGGCACGCAAGCTCGGGCGGGGGTGGCGGCCTGCTCCTACGGCTGGGAGATCGGCACCCGCTTCCGTTTCGCCGATGGCCGGATCGTGACCTGTGAGGATCGCGGGCGCCTTGGTCCCTCCCACCTCGACGTATGGGTGCCGACCGTCGCCGCCGGGCGCGCCGAGATCGCCCAGGTCTACGGCAACTACGCGGCGGTCGAGGTCCTGCGGTGACCTATCTCGAAGCCTTGACCGCGATTGCGAACGCGGCAAGGAGTGTCCGCGCGGCGGCGCCGTTGCCGGCCGCGCTCGGCCAGACGCCGGTGCCGTCGGCGCCGCTCACCCAGCTCTATGCCGCGCTGGATGCCGTCGAGGCCGTCGGGCCCGGGCCGCGCGCCGACGGGATGCGGCTGTGTGCGGACCCCGAGTGTTGGCGGCGGATTGACATTCCCGGCCCCTACTGCTGGCACCACAGCGCCTACGGGAGCCGCTGATGCCCCGCGCGAAGGCGGCGCCGGCGCGACTCGCCGCGGCGCTGCCGGCGGAGCGCGACTACGGTGTTTGCGCCTGCGGCGCGCCGTGGCTCCTGCGCCATGAGTGCTACCACTGGCCGCCCGCCCAGCCGCGGCTCGCCGAGCAGACGACCTGCCCGGCCCGCTGGGCGGGCGATATCCTAGTCGCCCTCACCGCGGCGGAGACGATCGTCGGCGCCGCGCTGGCCTGGGCCGATGCCGAGGCCGGCGAGGGCGGTACGCCGAAGCCGCGGCACCTGCGCCACGAGCGGATCCTGCTCGCCGCCGTGGCGGCCTACGCCTGGGAGCGGGAGCCGCGGCCGACGCCGCTGGCGCTCCCGGAGGGAGCCGATGACGCCTGAGCGCGCGGCGGTGCAGCTCGATCGGCGCGTCCTGGCGCTGCTCGGGGCGCGGCTCGTCGTCGCTCACCGCGCCTACCCGCCGGCGGGCGACCTGGTCTATAGCTGGCAGGGGATCCCGGCCGCCGAGCACGTCGCGCACGCCGCCGATCATCTGGCGCGCTGGGGAGACGGCGCCGTGGCGCCGCTGCCGGAGGATCATCTCGTCCACGCCTTCGCGCGGCTCTACCTGGCGCTGGCGCAGCAGGTGCGCGGCGCGGAGTAGCCAGCGGGCGCGAGACGTGCTATGCTGCCCAACGGTGCAGGCTGCACTTGCGAGGATAAGTGATGTCCACGCCCGACGCGCTGCTTACCGACGTGCGGATCGTCGGCTACCGCCTCGTCCCGCCCGATCAGTTGCTCGCCCATCCGCACAATCCCCGCCGTCATCCCGCCAGCCAGCGCGAGACGCTGCGCGCCTCCCTGCGCGCGGTCGGCTGGATCGCCCCGCTGCTGCAGAACGTCCAGACCGGCCACTTGCTCGACGGCCACGCTCGCGTCGAGGAGGCGCTCTCCGCCGGGATGGCCGCCGTGCCCGTGCTGGACATCGACGTGGAGCCCGCGAAAGAGGGCCTGGTCCTCGCTACCTTCGACCCCATCGCCGCCCTGGCCGTGCTCGACCGCGACGCGCTCGATAGCCTGATGGCCGACGTACAGACGAACGAGCAGGCGCTCCAGGACTTGATGTCCGATCTGGCGACGCGGGCGCGGCCGTTCGAGCCGAACTACACGCCGCCGCTGGAGCCGCCGCGCGCGGTCGATGATGCCGCCCTCGCCGCCGCGGAGACCCGCCTGGAGACGCAGTACCAGGGCGCGCGCGCTCAGCAGGCGGTCATGTGCCCGCACTGCGGCGAGGAGTTCTACCTTGATCGCGACGCTTGACCTGCCGGCCGTGGGGCGGGCGCTCGCGCAGGGGCGCTGGATCTTCGCTAAGACGATGCCGGCTAACCCGCACGAGTACACCTTGCGCCGCGAGTGGGCCGACGACGCCTTGTTCCTCGCCGTCGCCCAGTATATCCGCGACCACGGCTACCCGACGCGCTTCCAGGGGCGCCCCTATACCCAGCTCGACGTGAACGCGCACACCTACTGGACGATGCCGGGGCCGCTGCTACGGACGCTGCTAATCAACCGCAAGGCGCGTGCGACGGCGGCGCCCTACGACGCCATCGCGCCGGTCTACGACACGCTCTTCCGCGAGCCGGCGGATCAGCGCCTCGATCACGCCGTCCTGGCGCTCCTCGGCGACCTGACGCCCTACCGCGTGCTCGACGTGGGCTGCGGCACGGGCTGGCTACTCGACCACGCTGCGGTCGGCGCCTATACGGGGATCGACCCCTCGCGCGCGATGCTGGCGCGCCTGGCCGCCAAGCATCCCGCCGCGCACACCGTCTACACGCCGCTCAGCGCCTTCGTCGACGGCGCCTTCGACCGCGTGCTCGCCCTCTTCGGGAGCGCCAGCTACCTCAGCGACGCCGAGGTCGCGCGCCTGCCCGCGCTCTGCGCGCCCGGCGGCCGCTACCTGGCGATGGCCTACGCGCCGGGCTACGTCCCCGTCACCTACCAGCGCAGCGGCATCCCCGTGCCGCACCGGCATACGCCGCTGCCGCTCGCGGGCGCGCCGCGGCGCCTCGGCGACTTCGACTGCTGGGAGGGCGGCGCGTGAAAATCTTTCTACGGGAGAACGTCTACGAGGCGGCGCTGGCGCGGATGCGTTGGCTGTTCGACGAGTTCGAGCACGTCCACGTCAATTTCTCGGGCGGCAAGGACTCGACGGTGCTGCTGAACCTGGCGATGCAGGTCGCCGCCGAGCGCGGCCGCCTGCCGCTGCCGGTGACGTTCATCGACCAGGAAGCGGAGTGGGACTGCGTCATCGACTACGTGCGCGCGGTGATGGCCGATCCGCGGGTCGCGCCGCGCTGGTACCAGGTGCCGATCAAGCTGTTCAACGCCACCTCGGCGCGCGAGCCCTGGCTCTACTGCTGGCAGGAGGGCGCGCCCTGGATCCGCGCGAAGGAGCCGACCAGCATCCAGGCCAACGTCTACGGCACCGATCGTTTTACGGCGCTGTTCGAGGCGATCTTCGCCCACGACTACCCGACGACGCCGGCGGTCTACCTGGCCGGCGTGCGCTGCGAGGAGAGCCCCGGCCGCTTCCAGGGACTTACGTCCTACGAGACCTACGGCGGCGTGACCTGGGGCCGCGTCAGCTCGAAGGCGCGCGGGCACTACACGTTCTACCCGCTCTACGACTGGTCCTACCTGGACATCTGGAAGGCCATCCACGACCACCGCTGGGCCTACTGCCGCCTCTACGACCTGATGTACCAGTACGGCATCCCCACGCGCGAGATGCGCGTCAGCAACGTGCACCATGAGACCGCCGTGCGCACGCTCTACTTCCTGCAGGAGGTCGAGCCGGAGACCTGGGACCGCGTTACGGCGCGCCTGGCCGGCGTGCAGACCGCGGGCATCCTCGGCCGCGCCTGGCAGGGTCCGAAAGAGCTGCCGCCGATGTTCGCCGACTGGCGCGAGTACCGCGACTACCTGGTCGAGCACCTGATCGTCGATCCCGCCCACCAGGCGTGGTACCGCAAGCACTTCGCCCAGCAGCAGGAGCTGTTCATCGACGCCGTCCAGGCGGAGCTGATCCGCATGGAGATCGCGATGCTGCTGGTGAACGATCACCACGGCACGAAGACGGCCAATTTCCACGCCAGCCACGGTTACGCCTTCAAGAACCGCGGGAGGATCAGTGGACGCCGCTCTGCTTGAGCGCCTGGAGGCGGCGATTACCGCGGCGCCCGAGCCGCTGGCCGCCATCGCCGCGGTGCGCGCGCTGCTGCATCGCCTGAGCCCGCGCGCCGATCAGCCGGTCGACGCCGTGCAGTGGATTCCCCTCGAGCAGGTCGAGCCGAACGACTATAACCCGAATAGCGTGGCGCGCATCGAGATGAATCTCCTGCGGCTCTCGATCGAGCACGACGGATATACTCAGCCGGTAGTCACGGTCTACGATGCGGCGCGCGACCGCTACTGCATCGTGGACGGCTTCCACCGCTACTACGTGATGCGCCAGGATGATGCCATCCGGGCGCGCTGTGGGGGCTGCTTACCCTGTGTCGTGATCGACAAGGATATCAACGACCGTATGGCCTCGACGGTGCGCCATAACCGCGCCCGCGGCAAGCACTCGGTCGACGGCATGGCGAACATGGTCTTCCGCATGCTCGATCAGGGGATGACCGACGCGGCGATCTGCAACGAGCTGGGGCTGGAGCCCGAGGAGCTGCTCCGCCTCAAGCACATCACCGGCTTCTCCAAGCTCTTTGCCGACCGCGAGTACCACCGCGCCTGGGTGACCCAGAGCCAGATCGCGATCGCCCGCCAGGCCGGGCGCTCGCCGCTAGGAGGCGCGCCATGAACCTGCCGCCGGACGTGGTCCTCCGCCCCGATCAAGTCCGCGAGGCGATTCTCTGGCGCGCCCACCTGCCGGCCCAGCCGGTGCCGCGCGCCGATGACGGCGTCCTCGCGCCGCGTTTCGGCACGGGCACGTCGCGGCGGATTCAGACCTGGGGCCACGACGCCCAGACGGTGCACTGGATCGGGGTCCGTGGCGGCCTACCGCTGCACTGGGATCCGGGCTCGACGCGCTACTCCTACCAGTGGATCGTGCGCAACGACGGCTGGCGCGTCCACGGCCTGGCCGACGATCCGACGGTGCCGCCGATGGCGGCCGGTACGTTCTACCTGCTGGACTCGCATTCGCCGCACAAAGTCAGCCGCGACCCGCGGCTCGGCGGTGGCGCCTACTACGTGGCGCTGGTCTACGACGTACCCGCGCCGCTGGCGCGCCCGCAGGCGGCCTGGACGATCATGCAGGGGCGGCGCTTCGACCCGACCGTCGAGCAGGCCGTGGCGGGAGTCGCCTAATGGCGCGGCCGACCAAGATGACGCCTGGGATTCAGGAGCTGATCCTGCGCGCCCTCCGCGCGGGCAATACGGAGACGAACGCGGCTGCTTACGCCGGCGTCGCCTACGATACGTATCGCGTCTGCAAGCGGCGTGACCAGGAGTTCTCGGCAGCGATCGAAAAAGCCCAGGCCGACGCCGAGGCGGAAGCCGTCGCGCACGTCCGCAACGTGATGCCGACGACCTGGCAGGCCGCGGCCTGGTGGCTGGAGCGGCGGCGGCCGCAGGACTACGGGCGCGTCGATCGCCTGGAGCTGGCCCTGCGCGGCGAGGCCGAGGAGCTGGCCGACGCGCTGGGCCTGGAGCGGCGCGCCGCCGTGCGCGAGACGCAGCGGCTGCTGCGGGAGGCGGCCCGTGCCCACCGCGACTGAACAGCGGCAGGCGGCGGAAGCGCGCCTGGCGCGCGCCCATCCGATCGTCCAGCAGGCGATCCACAACCTGCTCGCGGCGCAGCAGCCCGCCACGGCCGTCGCGGTCGTGGACCCCTGCGCCTGGATGACCGAGCGTCTCGGCGCGACGGTCTGGTCCAAGCAGCGGGCGATCGCCGCGGCCGTGGCGACCCAGCGGCGCGTCGCCGTCCATTCCTGCTGGGCCTCGGGCAAGTCCTGGCTCGCCGCGCGGCTAGTCGCCTGGTGGCTGACGAACCACACGCCAGGCGAGGCCTTCGCCGTGACCACGGCGACCACGGGGGCCCAGGTCCGCGCCATCCTCTGGCGCGAGATCGGGCGGGCGCACCGCCAGGGCGCGCTGCCGGGCCGCGTGAACCAGACCGAGTGGTGGCTGCACGACGAGATGGTCGCGCTCGGCCGCAAGCCGAGCGACTACGACCCCGACGCCTTCCAGGGCATCCACGCGCGCTACGTGCTGGTGGTCATCGACGAGGCGGCGGGCGTACCGGAGACGATCTACCGCGCCGCGGCCGGCCTCGCCGCGAACGAGCACTCGCGGATCCTGGCGATCGGTAACCCGGACGACCCGCAGTCGTACTTCGCCCAGATCTGCCAGCCCGGGAGCGGCTGGACGACGATCGGGGTCGACGCCTACGAGACGCCTAACTTCACGGCCGAGGGCGCGACGCTGCCGCAGGCGCTGCGCGAGCAGCTTATCTCGCCGACCTACGCTGCGGAGCTGGCCGCCGAGGTCGGCGAGGAGAGCCCGGTCTACCTGGCGAAGGTGCGCGGCCAGTTCGCGGCCGACGTGGCTGACGGGGTCGTCCCGCTGAGCTGGGTGCGCGCCTGCCAGGCGCTCGATACCGAGTGGACGGCCGAGCAGCAGCTCCCCGTCGAGCTGGGCGTGGACGTGGGCGCCGGCGGCGACGAGACGGCGATCCGCGAGCGCCGCGGCGCCGTGGCCGGGCGCGCCTGGCGCAAGCGCACGCCGGACTGGGCCGACGCGGTGAATCTCGTGCTCGACGCGATCCGCGCGACCGGCGCGACCTGCGTGAAGGTCGACACGATCGGCATCGGCTGGGGCGTCGTCGGACGGCTCGCCGAGCTAGGCGAGCAAGGCATGCACGGCGCGCAGGTGATCGGCGTGAACGTCGGCGAGGCGGCGCCGGACCCGACGCGCTTCTACAAGCTGCGCGACGCCCTCTGGTGGGACGTAGGGCGGGAGCTGTCGCGGGCACACGCCTGGGATCTGCGGGCGGTGGACGACGTGACGGTGGGCCAGCTCGTCGCGCCGACCTACCAGCGGGACAGCGCGAACCGCATCAAGATCGAGCCCAAGGAGGCGACGCGGAAGCGGCTCAAGCGCTCCCCGGACGACGCGGACGCGCTCCTGCTAGCCTACTACGCCGCGCCGCTGGCGCAGCTCTACGTGTTCTGAGGAGACCGCCGTGCGGGCGCTGGGGGCGACGGGCGGACAGACAGCGCGAGGGCGGCGCGTGGCCGCGCCGCCCCGCTGCATCGCGCGCGGGCTAGCAGCCGGCCAGGCTAGTCAGCTCGCGCCAGGCGCGGCGCATCTCGTCGCCGCGGTAGCCGAAGAGGACCATCTCGCCCTCGGTCGCCGCGTTGCGCCCCTGGCGGTGGTTGCTCACCTCGGTGATCGCATTCCAGGCGGCCCAGGCCGTGTCGCGGTAGTCGGAGCGCTCGGCGCCGAAGACGTGGTAGCGTTCCAGGGTGGCCGCGCGCAGCTCCTCGACGCGCTGGCGGTTGTGGGCGTGGACCTCGTCGAGCCGCGCGATGTCCGCGGAGTAGGCGGCCAGCGGGGCGTGCTCGGCGAGGAAGGCGCGCCCGCGCTCCAGCGCCTCGACGGTGCGCACGCGGCGGGGGGCCTGGGGCATCGGGTAGGTGGCGGCGAGCAGCGTGTGCAGCTCCTGGGTGGTGAGGGGATGGCGGCCCATCGCTTCGAGCTGCGCGGCGACCTGCGCTTGCTGCGCCTCGGCGGCGGCGAGCGCCGCGACGGCGAACTCCAGCTCGGCGGCGACGCCGCGGGTGTGGGGAAACTTGAGGCTAGCGATGGCGCCGCTCTCGGCGATGATGAACGTGTTATTGCAGACGACGCGGGTGTGCGCCGAGAAGAGGCGCGCGGCGCGGCCGTTCTTGAAGTCGGAGGCGATCCAGTAGAGCTTGATTGCGTCCTGGTTGACGACGTACTGGCCGGCGGCGAAGCAGAAGAAGAGCTGGCCGCCGTTAGAGAGGACGCCGGCGGTCTCGACCTGCCAGCGCTCGCTGAGCGGATCGAGGATGCTGGCGAAGTCGCGGTGCTGGATCAGCTCGTAGCTGCCGCTGACGACCTGCGGCATGACGCGCCCCGCGTCGCCGGCCTCGCTGCCGCCGAAGTCGGGGCGGACCAGGGCGTACTGGTCGGGGATCGGCGTCCAGACGCCGTCGACCTGGACGTAGGCTTGTTCCTTGCTGACCTCGTAGAGCGCGCCGATGGCCTCGGCCGCCGCGGTGGCCGACGTGCCGACCGCGAACGTCGCGCCCTGGATGCCGTGCCAGGCGGGGCGGCGCCCCTCGACCTGGCCGAAGCGCTTACCCAGGATCTCGTGTGCCACTTGATGTACTCCCTTCGCGTCGCTATACCTGACCTAATCACATTGTACAGTAGTACAGCGATAGTTGCAAATTATCTAGCGGGCCTGGTCGCTGAGCAGGTAGCGCGCCCAGAACTCGGTGCGCTCGCGCTCCTGGTGCCCGCCCAGCGGGCCGAGGCGGCAGCGCTCCTGGTTACAGCCCGCGTGCGCCCGACCGCGTGCCCAGCGCTGGGCCTCGGTGGGGTGGTGCTCCCAGATCCACCAGGCGTCGTCGTCGCCGCGGCGGGCCACGCGGAAGGCGCGGCCATTCGGGCGGTCGGTACGCGCCAGGAGCGTCTCGGTAAGGGTGCGGACCAGGCGGATCGCGCCGTGGTCCTCGACGGTGATACCGGGACCGTGCATGATGATCGGGGTGTCCATCGTTCTCTCCTGCTAGCCCAGCCGCTCGGCCAGGGCGTTCGCCTGCTCGCGGAGCGGCTGGTGGTCCATACTCGTGGCGTAGAGGCAGCCGCGGGTGATCTGAACGGCCTCGCGCATCTGGCGCAGGTCCTTGCTGACCAGCCCGTCGATGGCCTTCTTCAGGCTGGCGCGCAGCGCGCGGTTCCAGAGCAGGATCCCGTCGTGCCGCTCGCCGCGGACGGCGTGCAGCTTGCTGGCCAGGTCGAGCGCCGCGCGCTGGAGATCCAGCGGCGCCTTCGCCGCGGCGGCTTCGCGGGCGGCCTCCGCGCGGCGGGCCGCGGCGTCGCGCATCAGGTCGTTCAGGCGGCCCAGCTCGCGGCCCAGGCCGTCCTTCATCATCTGGAGCGTTTCGAGTTGCTCGATGCTGGCGGGGTCGAGGTCGGCGGCGATGGTGGCGATGCTCTCGCCGTAGCCCCGCACGCGGGCGGCCTGCCTGGCGATCAGGTCGTTGAAGATCGCGACGGACTGGGCGGCGGTCATGGTCTCGGTCATCGGGCGTCTCCTTCGTGCTGCGTTCCTATCCTACTCTTATAGTACACCTATCTGATGATAAATACAAGGGGTTTTGGGACCAGACAGCGGATACGGAGAAAACTCGTTGACCTGCTGGGAGTGCCGCACCGCCTTCGCCCTGCCGCGCATCTCGCCGGCCGGCATCGAGATTCGCTGCCCGCAGTGCGGCGTGGTCTACCAGATCGAGCGGCCGCGCCGCGGGCGTGGCCCGCTGCTGATCGCCCGTCAGCTCGACCTCTGGGAGTGGAAGGAGGCTCGTCGTGCCCGTGCCTAACTGGCTGCGCTTCGGCCCGCCGCTCCTGGCCCGCGCCGCGGCGCCCGCGCCCGCGCAGAAGGCGGCGCTCGACCTGCTGCCCGTCTACCCCGACGGGCTCGCGCCCTACGGCGGCAGCGCCGCCGCGGTGCCGGCCGCCGGCGCGGTGGCCTATGGCGACGGCAATAGCGCCGTCTTCGCCTGCCTGGCCGCGCTCGGCACCTCCTACTGCGAGCCGCCGCTCAAGGTGTGGCAGATCGACGCCGACGAGGAGCGCGCATGGCTGCCCGACCATCCCTGCCAGCTCCTGCTCGACAACCCCAACCCGTTTATCACCGCGCTGGAGCTATGGGGCTGGGCGACCTGGGCCTACCACCTTGACGGCAATGCTTTCGTCCGCAAGGAGCGCACGTCGAAGCGCGGCGCGGTCGTGCGCCTCTGGCCGATGAGCCCGACGCGGGTCCAGATTTTCAGCACCGGCAATGACTTCATCAGCTACTACCGCTGGTTCTACGCCTCGGGCCAGTTCGAGGACCTCGACCCGCGCGACGTGATCCACTTCCGCCTCGGCCTCGACGACCGCGACCCCCGCCGCGGCCTCTCGCCGCTGGCGCGCCTGGTCCGCGCCGTGACCACCGACGAGCGGGCCGCGCGCTGGACGGATACCCTGCTCGGCAACTACGCCCTGCCGGGGATGATGATCACGACTAAGAACGCGCTGACCGAGCAGCAGGCGCGCCAGCTCGCCGAGACGGCGCAGTGGCTCTACAGCGAGGAGCGCCGCGGGCGGGTCGGCGTGATCGGCGGCGACGCCACGATGGCCCAGGTCGGCTTCTCGCCCGAGCAGATGCTCCTGCGTGACATCCATTCTGTGCCAGAGGAAAGGATCAGCGCCGTCTTGCGCGTGCCCGCGATCATCGCCGGCCTGGGCGCCGGCCTCGACGCGGCGACCTACGCCAACGCCCGCCAGGCGCGCGAGTACTTCACCGAGGCCACCCTGGTCGGGCTCTGGGCGCAGGACGACGCCAAGCTGCAGGCGCAGCTCCTGCCCGACTTCACCGACGACCCGACGATCCGCATCGCTCGCGACCTCTCCGACCTGCGCGCCTTCGCCGAGGACGAGACGCAGAAATACGCGCGGCTCAAAGAAGCGGTGGGCGGCCCATTCTTGACGGTGAATGAGGCGCGCGCCGACCTCGGGCGGCCGGCGCTCAGTGACGGCGACGTGCTGTTCGTTCCCGTCGCCGTCGTGGCCCTGCCGTCCGATCAGCTCCAGCCGCCGCCGGCCCCGGAGCCCGTGCCCGCGGAGGAGCCCGCGGCGCCGGCCGCCACGCCCGAGCCGGGCGCGAGCGACACGATCCCCGAGCTAGAGCCCTCGGCGCTCCAGGCCGCGAGCGGCTGGGAGGTGCTGGTGAAGGCCGAGCCGCCGCCGGTGCGGATCACCGCTGCGGATATCGCCCGCGCCCAGGAGTGGGTCGCGGGGTTGGGCCTGCCCGACCTAGAGGCGGCGCTGGCCGGGAGCGGCAAGGCGCGGCGCAACGGGCACGCGAACGGGCGGCACCGTGAGTGACCTGGCGTCCGTTTGGGGCGTGCCGATCGAGCGGTACCCGGAGCCGCTCCAGTCGGCCTTGCTCCTGGCGACCGAACGCGAGTGGGCCGCGCGGCGGGCAGCGGGCAACGACGAGCCGACCGAGTGGCTGGCGAGCCCCTATCTCGCGCGACTGCTGACGCTCGCGGGGGAGTGGGCGCAGCGGTACCAGCGGCAGTGCTGATGAGCGCCCGCACGCCGCGGCGGGATCTCCCCGATTGGGCCTGGCGCCTGAGCGGGAAGGCCGGGGGCACGGGCAACGGCTACGCGGTGACCTACAAGGCGATCGCGCGCGCGACCATCTGGAACGCAGCGCGCCCGCCCGTACCCGCACCGCGACCGAACCCGCGGCTGGATAACTGGCAGGTGCGCTGATCACCGACCGTCGCCTAAAGGCGAACGGCTTGTAAGTGGAGCGTTCGACCCGTGACACCGGACTCGCGACACCCGCTCCCCTACGTTGGGCTGGGTGATGCTCTTAGCGAGAGAGCTAGGCCCGAGGGCCTAGGGCAGCCCGGCCGGGGCGGACGGCAGTACGCTGATTGCCCGCCGGGAGCCTCACGGCTCGCCATGCTACCCCGGTCATGTCGGGTCACCGTTTACGCGGTTGGAGGCATCCCGGAGGCGCCGTCCGCAAGGGAGAGCCGACTCCTAGTAGTATACGAGATTTGGCGTAACGACGCCAATAAACGGAAGGAGTGAGGCGGGGACGAGGACGCGCTCAGCCTGCGGGCTGACGGCATTCCTCTGTCGCCTGAAGGCGACAGTCCCCTGCCGCACGTTCTATGGGGCAGCTCGAACAAGAGGCCCAGACGGTGGCCGTGCTTAGCACGGTCTACGACCTGGTGACGCTGCTGATCGCCACGCAGAGCTACTGCGCGCTGGTGCTCAGCGTGGCGACCGAGCTGGCGCCCGAGCAGCGCGCCTTCCTGGTCCGCGCGCAGGGGGCCATCGGCCGCACCTGCGCGGCGCTCGACCTCGACCCCGCGGCGCTGCGCGCCGAGTTCGGAGGCGGGGCGTGAGTAACCTCGACGACCTGGTAGCGGCCACAAAAGCCGAGCTCGCCGTCTGGGGCCAGCGGCGCGCGGAGGGGCTCGACACGCTTTCCTGGCGGCTCGGGGTTCAACAAACCCTCAAGAATGCGCACGTCACGTCGGCGGCGCTGGCCAGGGGCGGCTGGGACCAGATGGATGCCTCGACGCGGGGGTTTGTGGGGAGTCGGCTTAGACAGCAGTACTCGTATTTGAGTGTACTAGGTTTAGATACGGCGCCAGGCGATTTTGGGCCCCAGGCGATGCAAAGATTGAGCATGTACGGCGGTGCGGTTCGCGGTACCTATAGCGGTGTGATCCGCAGAGATGCTCCGGAAGATGCGATGGAGCAGAACGTCTTGAGTGAATCGGCGGCTAGCTGCGATGAATGTCAGGAGTTAACCGATCGCGGCCCCGTCCCGGTGGGGACTCTGCCCGAAGTGGGCTCTAGAACCTGACTAGGAAATTGTCAATGTTCCATTGACATTATCCCTGCGGGAGAGGCGGTGGAGGCATGAACGGCCTGGCTCTAAGAGCCCCGCCGGCGCTTGCGCCCATCGGCCCGCTGCCGCAGGGCCGCATCCAATTCGGGCAAGACATGGCGATAGGTGTCCCCTCTGGCGATATGTTCAACTGCATACGTCGCGATCCCTGCCCGTCTGGCGATGGCGGCGACGTAGTCGCCAGCGGCGAGAGCCTGTTTAATCGCGGCCACTTGCGTATCCGACAAGGCACGGGCCTGTGCGGTATACCGTCTCAAGGTCGCGACGCCGCGCTGGTTCCCCATCGCGCTCGCCGATATACGTGCCCGCGTCGCGGCCGAGTGGGGGCGCCCTCGCTGTCGCTCGGCCATCCGAGCGATGACCTCGGGTCGCTGTTTGCGCCCGCGCGGGCTCTCCGCTTGGGGGTGGATATTAAAGCCCTGTGCCGGCTCGGCACTATGGGAGCCGTCCAGCCACGCTTGTTCCCGGACCGGCAACTGGGTTGGATCACTCACCGTCTCCAACACGCGAAACTCGAATGCGGTGGCACCTTCGCGCGTCCAGGCCGCTTGCAGGACGGGGTTCTCGTGCGACCCGTTGCCGAGTTTCCAGCGGTGGCTGCCCCAGCGGCGCACGAGGTGCGTGGTGGCCCCGATGTAGAGCCGGCCACTCGCCAGATGGACGATGGCATACACGGCCATGCGAGGGAGCGACGAGCGCTTGGCCTCGGTAGCGCAGGCCCGCGAGCAGTAGGTATGTTGGGATGCGCGGGAGCGGCGCAGTTCGGCGGGCCAGCGGTAGACCGTAATACCACACTGTTCACACGTCAGCGCAATCCGCGAATCACGGCCATCGTTGGTGCAGGCCCGGCTACAGAAGCGGCCTCGGCCACTCTCGACGATGGCGGCCCAGCGCTGGAATGTCACGCCGCAGTGCTCACAGGTACAGGTGACCTGGGGCTGGGCGTGTATGGCGCGGCGCCAGCAAGCCCGCGAGCAGTAGGCGGGGCTCCCTGGTGGGTTCTTGCGGACCTCCGAGACGTGACGCCAAAACGGCGTGCCGCACTGGGCGCACGAAAGCGTCACCGGGGGCTGGCGTGTGCTAGCCTGACGAGGCATCGAAGCATCTCCTTCGGTGCTACGCCCGCGGCCGTCCCTAGCGGCACGCGGGCATTTGGCGTGCCCAATTATAGCCAAAACTGGCGCAATCACGCCAGAATCGTCGGAGTGCCCCGTGCTGATTGACCTGCTGGCCATCCTGGAGCTTATCGTGTGCCTGCTGGTGGCGGTCTATCTGGTCGCGGTCGTGAAAGGCGGCTGGCCGTGGATCGAGTAGCGCCGCTCGTCTCGGTGATCGTCCCGACCTGCGGGCGGCGGGGGCTCGTCCACACGCTCGGCGCCATCCGCGGCCAGGCCGGGCCGGCGGTCTGCGAGATCCTGGTCGTCGGCGATACGCACGCCGGCACCCACGCCGCGGCGCTCGTCCCCGTGCCGGGGCTCTGTGCCCAGTACCAGGCCGGCTATGCCCCCTACGATGGCGGGCTCCATGCGTGGGGGCAGCCGCAGCGGCAGCACGGACTGGCGCTCGCGCGCGGTGAGTGGCTGCTGTGGAGCCAGGATGATCAGGTGCTCGCGCCGGGCGCGATCGCGGCGCTCCAGGCGTCGATCGCCGCGGCGCCGCCCGGCCCGCGGCTCTTCCGTGTGGAGACCCGCTACGGCGGCACGGTCTGGCGCGAGCCGCGCCTGGCCTACGGGGATTGTGATGCTGACGGGATCGCGATTCCGAACGATCCGTCGCGCCTGGGGGCCTGGGCGCCTCACTATGCTGGGGATTGGGATTTTATCCGCGAGACCGTGGCCCGCTGGGAGGGGCAGATCGTCTTCGAGCCGTTCCTGTTGTCCGTTCGCCCGACGGGGCCGCATGGAGGCGAGTGATGGACGCCGACATTGTCCAGGCGTTCAATCGGGAGTGGTACGGCGCCGAAACCGAGACCTGGAAGACTATGACCTGGCTCGGGGTGCCGCTGCTCAAGAACCCCTGCGACCTATGGCTGTATCAGCAGCTCCTCTGGGACATCCGCCCCCGTTGGATTATTGAAACTGGTAGCTGGCTGGGCGGCTCGGCGCTCTACCTGGCGAGCATTGCGGCTCTGGCCGGCTTCGAGTGCGAGGTCATCTCGATCGACATCGAGTACAACGCCGCGCGCCCGGTCCACGCGGGTATCCACTACCTGCTCGGGGATAGCGCCGATCCGGCCACCGCGGAGGCGGTCGTGCAGCGCGTGGCCCGCGCGCCCGGCCCACGCCTGGTGATCCTGGACAGCGACCACGCCGCGCCGCACGTCCTCGCCGAACTGCGTCTGTACGCACCGCTGGTCACGCGCGGCAGCTATTTAATCTGCGAGGACTGCAACTTGGGGCGCGAAGTTATCCCCGACTTCGGCCCTGGTCCCGCGGAGGCGGTCGAGCAATGGCTGGGGGAGCAACACCTGGGGTTCGATGTGGATCGTTCGTGTGAGCGACTAGGCTTGACGTGGAATAACGGGGGCTACTTGCGGCGATCCGATGGCTGAGGCGCTGCCGCGGACGCTGTATCTCTACCGCCAGCAGGACGGCTGCTTCTACTGGCGGGTGGCGGCGCCCTGCCAGATGCTCTTCGCGCGCGGCTATCCCGTGCTCTGGATGAACATCGAGGACGACCGCGCCGAGGTCATCGCCCGCCAGTCCGAGGTCGTCGTCATGACGCGCTTCGGCTACCAGCCCGGCGACTGGCTGGGTGGGCTCCGCTGGCTGGCGCAGCGCCGCGCGCAGGGCAATACGCTGATCTACGAGACGGACGACGATATCTTCTCCGACGCCTTCCTCGCCCAGGCGCGCGTGATGGCGCCCGATCGCCCGGCCGCCCTGCTCCGCGAAGACGCGCGCTACCGGCGGAAGACGCTGCAGGCGTGTGATGGCGTCGTCGTCTCGACGCCGCGCCTGGCGACGCTGATCCGCAGCTATACCGATCGGCCGGTGCTGGTGGTGCCGAACGCGATCGACTGGGAGGGCTTCCGCGGGCCGTGGGCCCAGACGCGCCCGCCGTTCGCGCGCGAGCACGGCGCGGTCGTGATCGGCTGGGCGGGCGGCAAGCGCGAGGCGGGCGACCTGCTGCCGCTGGCGGCGGCCTGGCGGCGGATCGCCGCGCGCTATCCCGAGACCTGCTTCGTGGTTGCTGGTTGGCTGGCGCCGTGTCTGCTGGAGGCGGTGCCGCGGGAGCGGCTGGCCGCGTGCGACTGGCTGCCGGTGGCGGTCTATCCGCGGGCCTACGCGGGGTGGGACATCGGCTGCGCGCCGCTGGAGGACAAGCCGTTCAACCACATGAAATCGACCTGCAAGATACTAGAATACGGTGCCGCCGAGGCCGCTGTGGTCGCCTCCCCGACGGTCTACGGCGGCACCCTGCGCGACGGGCGCGACGGGCTGATTGCCGAGACGGCGGACGAGTGGGAGGCGGCGCTGGCGCGGCTGGTCGAGGACGCGGCCCTACGGCGACGGCTCGTGCGCGCCTGGGGGCGGCGGGTGGAGCGGGAGTTCAGCCTGGCGGGGCAGCTCGCCCGCTGGCCGGCGGCCTGGCAAGCGATCCGCGAGGCGGCGCGGGCGGTGCCGGCGTGAACGCGCGGCAGGCGCACGAGGGGCTGCGGGTGCTCCAGGGGATGATGCTGCGCGCGGTCTGCGAGGCGCACTCGGACGCCGAGCTGGTGGCGATCCAGCGCGACCTCGTGACCGGTGCGCGGCGGCTCGAAGCGGCCTGCCAGCGCGACTACATCGAGGGGCCAGTACTCGCGGAGATCAGCACCTACCGCGCAGACTGCGAGGCGGCGCTGCGCCGGCTGGAGATGGTCGGGACGCTACGGCGCGGGGTGGCGCCGCGGTTGGGCGGGGGCGGGAGGCTACCCGATGCGTAAGCTCGTCTGCCCGGTCTGCGGCCGCCACCTCTCCGAGACGGATTGCCCCCCTGGCTACACGATCCTCCAGCGGTGCCCCCGCTGCCGCCAGGAGCGCGTGCTGCGGACCGCCGACGGCAAGCGGGCGGCGAGCCAGCCTGAGGGGCGGCGGCCCGATCCGCTGCGCTACCGCTAGCTCGCCCGGTACCCCCGTATTGCCCCCAGGACGGCGTATCGTGCCGTCCGGGGGGCGATCAGGTATTTCCCGACCTGCGTGCTGCGGAGCGCCCGCAGATCGCGTCCTAGTCGCAATCGCCCCTGCCCGCGCTAGTCTGGACCTCGACGGGCAGTCGCCGGTCGTAGGCGGTCAGCGCGTCGGGCGGGTCGCCGTGGCAGGCGTTGCAGATGATCTCCCCGTCGCGCCACCAGCCCCACTCGGGCCAGTTCGGGCAACGGGCACACTGATAGCGTTTCTTGCAGTCAGCGCGGTGCCAGCCGTTGGCGTCGAGCGCGCCGCCGGCGATCGGTGGGAGCCCGAGCCAGGCCAGGGCGTGCGCGAGCCCGTCGTGGCTGTGCCGTGGCTGGTGGCAGATGCGGCAGGGCTGGTGGCAGGGACAGGCGCAGGCGCGGTCGTCGCAGCCGCGGTGGTCGTGTGCGGGGCCGTGGCAGCGCCAGCCGATCATGGCTCGGGCTCCCAGCCCTGGGCCTGAGCCCAGGCGTGCGCCGCGGCCTTGGTCGGGAACCGTGGGCCGCAGAAGAGCCCACCCGCCATCACTCGGTAATAGGTGCGGTCGTGCCAGTCCAGGCCGCCGCTGGCGTAGAGCGTGTAGCGCATCCTGCCTCCCCGTTTCGCCCTGCTGGGGCTCGTCAGCCGCGGAGCATCACCGCGGGACGGGGACGCTAGGCATGGCACCAGCCCTGCCAGGCGTTCCAGGTCGCCAGGCGGAGCGCCTTGGCCGACTGGAGGGCGGCGAGCGCGGCCTGGGCGGGGGCGCTATCGCGGGTCGCGTGTTCGCGGACCCGCAGGTAGCCGTCGAGGCGGCGGTCGAAGTTCGCGCAGGCGCGCGCGTAGCGGTCCTGGGCCTTCAGCGCCGGGTGGGTGGTGTAGCGGCTCATCGGGGGCTCCTCGTCGGCCGGCGCCTTTGCGCGCCCGCGCCCTACAATCTAATAGTACAGTAGTACGATAATAAATGCAAGCACTTAGTCGGGCTCCGCGTAGCGGTACGGGCAGGGGCTCTCCCAGTAGGATCACTGCGCCTGGCGCCCGCAGACGCAGGGGTTCGGGCCGCGCTCGCGCTGCGCCCGGTAGTAGGCCGCGGTCTCGGCGCTGTCCCAGCCGTCATCCTCGGGCTCGACTCGCGGGGACCGGTGATTGCTGCCACTCATCGTCGTTCTCCTGGGGTGGTTCGCGGAATCACCAGGTGGTAGCCGCTCCAGGGGTTCAGGCACTCCAGCCGCCAGGTCCGCCCGTCGGCCAGCGTTCCCGCGGCGCCGAGGCCGTGGTGGTCCCAGTAGCCGGCCGCGCTGGTCGTGAGCGCGGTCGCGTCTGCGGCCAGGATGCGGACCTTCGCGCGCGGGCGGCCGCTGGTAGCGACCAGGCGAGTGGCCAGCGCGTCGGCGTCGGCCTGGGTCGCCTTGGCCGCCGAGGCGGCGGCCTCGGCGGCGCGGCGGGCTTCGCGGCTGGTCATCGTCGGCTCCTCTCGTCCGCGTCTAGCCGGCGACCGCGGGCAGCGGTAGCTCGGCGTCGACGATCAGGTTCTTGATCTCGGTCAGGGTACGGGGCATCGTTGTGATCTCCACCAGGCGGAGCAGCCGCGCCTTGAGGTCGTCGGCGGGCACCTTGCGGAGCGCCGTCTGGAGCGCCGCGCGCTCGGCCAGGCGGATCGCTACGTCGATCCCGCTCGGCGCCTCGTCGGGAGCCTGCTCGCCCTCGCTGCCGTTGTCGGCGGGCGCCTCGTCCTCGGGCTGCTGGCCGCGCTCCCACTCCGCGGCGTCTTCCTGGCAGAGCATTAGCGGGCAGGTCGGGTGGCTGTAGATGGCCGCCTCGACGTGGTTGTCGCGGCCACACTTGTCGCAGCTCGCGTCGCTGGTGAGGTCGATCCAGCCGCGCTCCTGGCCCCAGTCGCCGCGGAGGACCGGGTAGCCGCCCTGCGGCGCGAGCGCCTTGTGGACGGCCACGCGGCCGCTCTTGAGCAGCTTCACCGGCTGGAGGCACTCGGGGCAGACCGGCGGCGCGGCGGTCGTCGCGTCCACGGCCTGGATGGTCTCGATCGGGGTCTGCTTGCTGCCTGGGCACTGGTTCGTCATCTCGCTCTCCTTCGCTCGTGCGTTCCTGTTCCTACCAATATAGTACACCTATCCAATGATAAATGCAAGCAGTTTCGAGCCCAAACAGCGAGCAGTTTTCGGAATTGCCTAGTCCCGCTCCAGCTCGGCGAGCACCTCGATCAGCGCGCGCCCGGTCGCCTGCTCTACCTTGCGCCGCCCGAGCACCTTCGCCGCCACGGCTAGCGCGGCGATGACGGCGACCTCGTGCGTCCGCGGGTAGTGCTCCAGCGTCCCCACGAGCGCGCCGAGCATTGCGCAGCAAGCCGTCTCGTTCCGCAGAACGAGACTTAGAGGCTCCGCCTCCAGCTCCGCGATCCGCGCCGCCTGCCGCATCCTGCCCTCCCATCCGCGGGCCGATTATCGCCCGCGCTTGCAGAGCGGCCGGCACCCGTGCTACGCTAGCCGGCGCTGGGATGATTCGGGGTGGTAGCTATACGCCCACGGCTCAGCGCCCCCTGGCGTCTCCTGCCGGGCGGTAGTTGGAGGCGACGCGGTGCGGAAGCTCGCTTGCCCGGACTGCGGCCGGCATCTCGCCGAGACCGATGCTCCGCCGGGCTACGTCATTCGCGTGCCCCGGTGTAATGGCTGTCGGACCGGGAAGCTGCTCCAGACGGGGGATGCGAGCGATCCGCGCAGAGATCGTCGGGCGCCATCCTCCCGGCGCCCCGATCCCCTGCGCTATCGCTAAGCTCTTGACATGCCCAAATACGCAGTGATAATCTAGCGTCCGTGGGGAATGCCCCACATCTCTGATCGGGCATGGTGCCCTACTAGCCAGTGCGCAAGAGCGCGGCTGCTAGTAGGGCTTTGTTTATGCCCGCTCCACCCGCGCCGACGCTCGAACGCAAGCAGGTTTCTCTCCTCGATCTGGCATTTGACGCCTCGACTGGCTCCTTTGCGGGCCATGCCAGCGTGTTCTCGGGGGTTGACGCCTACGGGGACACGATCGTACCGGGCGCCTATGCCGATACGATCCCCAAGTTTCTCAGTGATGGCTTCATTGGCTGGAGCCATGACGACCGTATCCCGGTCGCCTACCCTACTGCCGCTCGGGAGGACGATCACGGCCTCTGGATCGAGGCCACCTTCCACGGCACCGCGGCCGCACAGGAGGCGCGCCAGATCACGCAGGAGCGCCTGGCTGCCGGTAAACGGATGGGGCTCTCCATCGGGTATTACCCCGTCAAGTCCGCATCCGGGCCTAACGGCACACGTCTACTGCAAGAGGTGTCGTTGGTCGAGGTCAGCCTCGTGTTGCTACCGGCGGACGACGCCGCCCGCGTAGCGGAGGTCAAGGCCCGCGACCTCAAACCCTTCCCCAACGAAAGCGCGTGCAGGCTCAAGGACCCATCGCTGTTCGAGGCCGACTCCTTCCGCCGCACTACGCGCACCCACGAGGGCAAGGAGTACGCGATCATCATGGGCCGCCTCAAAGGGGCGGATGCCATGACGGAGCAATCCTACCGCTACCCCACCGACACCTGGACTGTCGACGCGGCCCGCGCTCACTGCGATAGCCACGACGGCGCCTCCTTCGAGCCCGCCTCAGAGGGCAAGGCCGACGCCGACCCCCTGCTCCGTGCCGCCGACGACGTACTCCTCGCTAGCCGCGACGCCTGGGACGAGCACCTGGGCCGCGTGTTGGAGGCGCTCCAGGGCGCCTACGGCCAGGTCGAGGCGTTCCATCTGCGCGCCCTCGCCCAGTCCCGCTTCGCCGCGAAGGAGGGCCGCACGCTCTCCGAGTCCACCCGCCAGAAGCTCCGCCAGGTGCTCGATGCCCGCGGCGCGCTGACCGCCGCCTTCGACGTGATCGAGCAGCTCCTCGCTGACACCGAGCCCGCCCCACCCCCCGCCAAGGGCTGGCTGGAATGGATCGAGTTTCGGGCGCTGGAATCCCGCCTGCGCCTGCGCGGCCTCCTCGCCGCGGAAGGGACCGATGATGCCGACCGTAGCTGAGCTGAACCACGAGGCCCTCACCCGCTTCGAGGCGGCGCGGGCGATCTTCGCCAAGTACGACGGCAGCGCGCCTACCGACCCCGCGGACCAGGCCGAAGTGAAGCGGCTGATGGCCGAGGGCAGCGACTTCGAGCGGCAGAGCCTCGCGCTCCAGGACGCCGAGCTAGACCTCGACCGCATCAATCGCTCGCTCACTAGCCTGCGCCAGCCGGGCGCCCGCGGCAACGGCGGCCACAGCATGCAGGCGTTCGGCGAGGGCGGCCTCGACGAAAAAGACATGAAGTCGATCGGGCGCATCCTCACCGACGACGACGAGTACACCCGCCTACTCCAGAGCGGCGTGTTCGACTCGCCGAACAACGTGGTGAACTTCTCCGTCGATCTCGGTCGCAAGGCGTCGATCATCGACCGCATCAAAAACCCGCGCAGCTCCAAGGCGCTCGTCTACTCCGGCTCCGGCGTCGGCGGCGCGTTCGTCACCCCGGACTATCAGCCGGGCGTGATCCAGCTCCTCCAGCGACCGCTGACCGTCCTGGACGTGGTGCCCACGACGCCGACGACCTCGAACACGATCTCCTACGTGCGGGAGGACACGTTCACCAACAACGCCGCGATGGTGCCCGAGGCCACGGCCAGCACCGGTACGTCGGGCCTCAAGCCCGAGTCGGCGATCGCCTTTAGCCGCCAGACCCTCCCGATCCGCACGGCGGCGACCTGGATCCCCGTCACGAACAACATGCTCGCCGACGCGCCGGCCATCCGCGGCGTGATCGACCAGCGGTTGATGGTCATGCTGGAGCAGACCATCGAGAGCCAGATCCTCAGCGGTAACGGGGCCGGCGAGAACATGCTCGGCGTGCTCAACGCCGGCATCCAGACCCGCGGGCGGGGCACCGACACGCAGCAGGACGCCCTCTACAAGGCCGCCGTGCAGGTCGCCGTGACGGGGCAGAGCCCGCCCGAGAACATCATCCTGCATCCCCTCGACTGGCAGACCATCCGCCTCGCCCGCGAGGGCAGCGGCTCCGGCTTCATCGGCGGCTACCTGATGGGTCCGCCCGCGCTCGCCGGCGCCGACACGCTCTGGGGCTACCGTGTGGTGCTCTCCCAGGCCATGCCCGTCGGCACGGGCCTCGTCGCGAGCTGGCGGCTGGGAGCGCTTTATTTCGAGAGGGAAGGAGCTGTACTAAGGAGCGGCTTAGTTAACGACCAGTTTGTTAGAAATATGTCCACGCTGCTTGTTGAGGCGAGAGGAAACTTGGCCGTCTTCAGACCAAACAGCTTCTGTTCTGTATCAGGGCTGTGAGAAGTCTAACAAGATATATGCTATACTCCTCACAGGGGGGCGCAGAGTTCCCCTGTGAGGAGGTAGTCCGTGGCTCTGGAAACCCGTCCATGCGAACGCTGTGGCACGCTCGCGACACGCTACCGAAAGCCCGGCGAGGTCTGGGCGTTCTGGACTTGCAGCCGCTCTTGTGCGGCCTATCTACGCCACGCGCGGGGCGCGCTCTCCGCTCGCTGGGACCGCAATCGCTTCCGTGGTCTGCGCGAGTCGCGGACGTGCGCGCGCTGCGGCGCGTCGACCCGCGAGCGCTACGTGACCGAGGCCAACTACGACCAGCCCTGGTACTGCTCGCGCGCGTGCGGTCGCCCGACCTCGGAGACCGCTCACGTCCGGACCGGCGACGAGCGTCCCTGCGCGACCTGTGGAACGCTTGTCTACTCGACGCCGGGGCGGCGGCGCCAGCGCGTCACCATCTATTGCTCCAAAGCGTGTACGGTCGTGGCCAAACGCGCGCCGCGGATCGAGCGGGCCTGTGCGACCTGCGGCCGGCAGATGGCGTTACTCCCGGCCCATCGCGACAAGAAATACTGCTCGCGCACTTGCAGCACGCAGGCGCGCTTCAAGAACACGCTACCGCGCCTCCACAACGGCAAGCCCGCGCGCTACGACGGGCTCGGCTACGTCCTGGTCTGGCAGCCGGACCATCCCAACGCGAAGCCGAGCGGCTGGGTTCTGGAGCACCGCCTGGTCATGTCGAACGCCAAGGGGCGCGCGCTGGAATCCTACGAAGAGGTCGACCACATCAACGGAGTAAGGGACCAGAATGGCCTAGACAACCTGCAACTGCTCTCACGGGCGGCTCATCGCTCGAAGACTGGCGACGATCGGCGCAAGGCGAAGGAGCGACTAAACGAGCGCCTCGCCGCAGCCGAGGCCCAGGTCATGGCTCTCCGCGCCCAGCTCGCGGCGCTGAACGGAGCCGCCGATGAAAGCCCGCCTGACTAACGCGCTGCGACCCTGGCGCTGGGCCTGGTGGCTCGCGCGGCCCAGACGCGGGCCGCCGGACCCCGCGCCGGGGCGGCCCGCGCCGCCCCACCCGCCCTACTACGCGGACATGGCGCAGGCTCCCGACCGCGACTACGCGACCAAGGAGCGGCGCGATGGCTGACGCGAAGGGCTACACCACCAGCGATGCCGTCGGCGTCTACCTCGGCGTCCCGCTCACGCCGGCCCAGGCCGCGGCCGTCGAGGCGCTGCTGCCCGCGGTCGAGCAGACGATCGACGACTACACCGGCCATACCTGGCTGACGGGGCCGATCCTCGGCGAGCAGATCCTGCCCGCCCGCCCGACGGCCTACCTGCGCGCCATCCCGGTGCTCTCCGTCGAGGCCGTCACCTTGCGCTGGCCGTTCGACCGCGGCGGCGCGCCGCTCGTGGCCGGCCAGGACTACGAGCTGGTCGACGCCGCGCACGGGCGCCTGCTCACGCAGCCCTACGGCTACTGCGGCTACGGCGGCGGCTGGAGCGCCTACCGCTGGCCGACGCCCTACGGCGGTTCGGAGCCCTGGCTGGTGGTGGACTACACGCCCGGGACCAGCCTGCCGGCCAGCGTGGAGCAGGCCGCGACGATGATCGCCGCCGATGCGCTCGGGCCGCAGCTCGCGGGGATCACGTCTGCTGTCGAGGCGTTCACCATCACCGGCCAGCTCAGCGTCAAGCTACGCGACGGCGGCGAGGCCGCGGTGCCGCCCGAGGCGCGGCGCCTGCTCGACCCGCTGCGCGACGCGCCGATCGTCCTGGCCTGAAAGGAGGTCCCGTGGTCCTGCCCGGCGTCCCGCTGGGCGTCGCCTTCGCCGAGCGCTGGCTGGTCGACCGCGCCACCCTGGAGCGGCCCGATCGCAGCGCGCCCGGCGGCTTCGCCGTCGCCGCGGCGGACGTGCCCTGCCGCCTCGGCCGCGACACGGGCGCGGTGATCACGACGCCGGGCGCCGCGCCGACGGTGCAGAGCCCGACGGTCTGGTTCAGCCGCGCAACGGTGCTCGCCGTGGACTGGCGGATCACCGTCACCAGCCAGGGCGATCGGCGGCTGAAGGTCGACGCCTTCGGCCAGGCCGCCGAGGCGCCGCTGCTCGAAGTGCGCACCAGTGGCATCCGCTAGGAGGCAGTGATGGCCGAGGAGACCGTTGCCATCAAGCACGGCAATACGGTCGTGCACGTCAGCGCCGACCAGGTCCAGGCGTACCTGAAAGACAACCCCGGCGCGGAGGTCGTCGGGCCCGCGGAGGACGACGAGGCGCCGAAGGGCAAGAGCAAGCGCAAGGAGAGCTAGCGTGCCCGTCAAGGTCACCGGCGCCGACGTGGTGCAGGGCAATTTCAAGCAGTACGCGGTCCAGTACCGCGCGCAGATTCGTTTCACCCTGAGCCGCGAGAGCGAGATCGTCGAGCAGCGCCTCAAGCAGGAGCATCCCTGGCAGAACCGCACCGGCCGTGCCGAGCGCGGGCTGCACGCCGGTGTGATCGAGGAAACGTCGGGGCTATTTAGCCTGCGCGCCAGCCACGGGCCGGACGTGTACTACGGCGTGTATCTGGAGACCATGCAGCAGGGCCGCTTCGCCGTGCTCTGGCCAGTCATCCGCACCCAGTGGCCGAAGACGCGCGCCCGCTGTGCCGCGGCGGTGCGCAAGATCAACCTGAAGGGCGGCGGGGCATGAGGCTGCGCGACGCCGTCTACGCGCGCGCCGCCGCGGACAGCAACAGCGGCGACCCCGGCTCGCTGCAATCCCTGCTCGCGGGCGGCATCGCCGCGGGGCTGCTGGGCAGCACGACGACGCCGCCGCCGCCCGCGCGTGACGCGCCGTGGTGCTACCTGGGGCTCGATACGGGCGCGCCGGCCTACGTGCCGAACGCCGTCGACGGGCTGATCCGCGGCTGGGTCTACGACGACGAGCACCAGGGCTACGGGCGGATCGACGCCATCTGCGGGCGGCTCCTGCGGCTCTACCCGGAGGCCACCGGCACGCTGTTCCACGACGACCTGACTGGCGAGCTGATCTACTACCTGGGCCTGGGCTACTGCGGGCCGGACACGATCGCGCGGGAGTACGACGGGATGCTCCTGCGCTGGGTCTCGATCCCGTACCGAGCAACCCATCTGGGCGTGGGTTGATGCGCGTGAAGGAGGGTCCAGATGGCGGGTAGCGCGGATGTTCTGCTCGGCATGCAGTCGCTCTGGCTGTGGGTCGTGCCCGGCCAGGCGACGCTCGCGTCGGCGATGACGGCGACCGACGTGGTGATCGCGGCCACTCCCACGACCGTCTTCGCCAACGCCTCCCAGACCCACCCGGCGCGGGTGAAGATCGACACCGAGATTATCTACGTCACCGGCTCCGGCGCCTCGGCGCCCTGCGTCCGCGGCCGCGAGGGCACGACGCCGGCGATCCACGCTAGCGGCGCGTCGCTGCTCATCCGCCAGGGCGTGCAGGTGCTCAAGACCGCCGACTGGACGCCGAATACGGACATCCAGGACATCGCTATCCCCGGCGACGGCACGGTCGAGCACGTCTTCCGCATGCAGGGGCTGCGGGGCACGCTGA